TCTTCGAAACGTAAACGAGTCTCGTGCTCAGATTTGATGTACCATAAGTAACCAGTAGCACCATTCTCAGAAGTTACTTCAACCCATCCGATTTGAGCCATATCAGAACCAGAAACAGTGTACTTGTCTTTGATGATGATTGGTTTGTTTTCAAAGAAGATATCTTGAGACTCTAAAGAACCGTCCATTCCTAATGAACCTTTAGTGAATTCAGAACCGTAAACGAATGCAGTAGAAGCAGTATCTACAGCGATTGATTGTCCTGAAGCAGCATAGTAAGCTACTGTGAAAGTGTTAGCAGTTGTATCTACTGCAGTGATAACCGCTTTATCAGAAGCAGAACCAGCGTTTGCAGATAAGAATACAGTTTGGTTAACACGGAAGTTAACAGTTACATCTGCATCTTCAACAGTCCACACAGCTGTATCTTGTCCTGCAGCAGCAGCTGAAGTACAGTTTACATACTTAGTGTGTAAACGACCTTGCTCTGCCCATTTGATTAAGTCAGAGTTAGAAGGTAATTCTGCACCTACCATACGTAAGAAAGATGCAATAGAGCGATTACCATAACGCTCGAATTCTGCCTCGTAAGTATCAGGAAGATACTGGTTTAAGAAATCGAAGTTAGTAATGTAGTTTGTAGGCAATGTTGCCTTTACCGCTGAGGGCTCTAATTGAAAGCCCGGGGTAGCTTGAACTGATCCAGCCATTGTTTTGTTTTTTTGGTTTTAGTTTTTTAAAGATTTAATCTTAAGTCTGTTACCGTGATCACTATCCAATGCTGTTACTTTGAATCCACCTTTGTCGATATTTTGTGGAGCATTTCTAACGCTCATATCGATGTTCTTGCTTTGACGAGCTGAGTCATCAATTGCATCTGCTTTGCCCATATCATAAAAGAATTTGGCCATCGCATCAGGATTCATTGCCGCAGCAATTGTTTTGTGATACTGTTTAGCATCCTTAATGTATCCATCTTCATTAACAAAATTGTTAAAGAATTTAGAAATGTCTGTTTGTTGAGCTTTCAGCTGCTCTGGAGTTCCCGGTTTGTAAGAAATCTCTTTATCTCCAATTTTGAAATCAAAACCTTTGAATTCATCAGAGAATAAATCGTTTGTCTTATTAATAAAGTACTCCGACTTTTTAGCTTGCTCTTGCTGCATCGCAGAAGATTGGCTGATATATTGCTTGTAAGATTCCAAAGCTTCTTTGTCTTCAGCAGGAATAGCAGACTCCATCCTCGACTCAAGGGGAGCTTTATATTTTTCCTTTTGTTCTTCAAAGTACTTTGACGCCTTGCCAAGTTCTTTTTTAAGTGCTAACTTTTTGCGTTTGATTTCTTTTTCATCATCCTCGTCTTCATCATAACCAAATCTTGATTCGTACTCGAATGCGATATCCTCATCGTCAAAATCAGGATTAGTCTCACGCATATAATCAGCTAGAAGTCTTTCTGGTGTAATCTTAGAAAAATCTTGATTAACACGATAGAAATCTTCTAAACCACGACCTGTCTCTTTCTTGAATTTTAAGAAAGCATTTACATCCTCAGGAAGTAATTCCTGTTGTTGTGGTTTTTCTGTAAACAATTCATCCAAAGAGTTAACCTCCTTGTTGAACTTTGTTTTTAAATATGAAAGAACGTCGTTATCACCAAACTGTGGTGAATCAATAACTGGCTCATCTGTAGGTGTTTCTATAACTGGCTCTACAGGTTCTGCCATCTTTTGTTCGTGCTCCTCAAGCAACTTTTGCTCGATTTCTTGCACAGACTTTTCCTCAAAGTCTACAAGTTTTACTTGAATATTATCCATTTAATTTAATTTAGTTGCACAAAAGTAATAATAAAAATTATCTTGGGTTAAATTGCTCCAAACTGAAGCCGTCTAACGAGTCTTCTTCAGACTCAAAGTTCATTGCAGGTAGGTCTTTTTGACGTTGCTCAATTAACTTTGATTGCTGAGTAGCTTGGAGTTTTGTGCGATCATCCTTAGCTTTCTCTTTGTCCATATCTAATTGCTTAATCTTCTCGACCTCCATACCTTTTAACTGCATATTGTATTGGAACTCAACAGACATTAACTGCTCTTTAATCTGAGCTTCTGCCTGCATACGCTGCACATCCAATTGCATTTGGTTTTGAGCAATCATTGCTTTAGCTTGTGCCTCAGCTTGAATAGCTTGTAGTTTAAATTGAGCTGCCGCTTGAGAAGATTGGATATTGCCTTGAGTTTGCATTTGAATCTTAGCTTGCTCATTCTCCATATCTTGCTTCTGCTTATTCTTACGCTTAAGCTTCAATAATTCATTAGCAATTTTAATATTCTTCATCTGACGAATATCAATAGCATCCTCAAGTGATATTTGATCACGCTGTAGGGCCATCTGAATATTCGCTTCTAGTTGTCCTTTTTCTTCTTCGTCAGGAGCAACCTCGATGAAAATACCAAAGTCGTGTAAGTACAAGTCTTTGATTTCTTCTAAGATACCAACAGCATACTTACCAATCTGCATTGTAAACTCCTCTTTGAAATCAGAGTATTCCAAGATGTCAGCAATACGAAGTGATAACGCTTCAGACAATCTGCGAGTAATAAATAAACTTCCCTCTAAGATATGGCGAGTTGCAGTATTTGAATTAAGTGCTGCAAGTTTCTGTACACCAACTAATGCATCAGGGTTTGGAGTAGAGGCATCACGTGCTTCATTCAATCCTGTTACATCACGGATCATACTTAAGTATTGATTGTATGCATTGATTAATGCAGTAATCTTACCTTGACCGCTATTAGTATTAAGTTCTTGGATTGGAATACGACCGTGGTTTAAATCACCATCGGTTGTCATACTACGTCCAATAACACTACCCGTTTGGAAATACAAACGTAAAGCGTCTTCTGGATTGTAAGAACCACCTGTACCCAAATCAACCTCATTAATACCATCAGCATCAATGAACACACCATCTGGCACAACACGTTGTAGAACTTGTTGTAATTTAAGATGGGTCATTTGAATTAAGTCAGCAAAAGGAATCATACGACGAGTCAACGACTCAACAATTCCTTTGTACATTCTTGGTGCTACAGCGATGTAGTTTGGTAACGCATATTGAGAAGCAGACTTAGGGCGAACCATATTGCGAGCAAGCTCCCACTTAAGTAAATAAGGAGATCCAGGTACCATAATACCTTCGTACCAAACATCAATTCTCTTTTCAATTCTTTCGAATCTTTCTTCAGTTCCCTCAGGAGGGTTAAAATTTTCATTTTTTTGGATTACACGAACACCATTGTTTTCAAGATATTTCTTCTTGTAAACAAAAGTTTTGTCTGTTTTATAGTTAAAATATAATAACGTAACTACATCTCTATTAAAGATATCGCTACGGTAAGGACGCATAATTCCATAATAATTGTACCACGCTGTTCCTAATTGCTGAATCTCTGCCAACTCCTCTTTTGTAATGTCTGGCTTAATCTTAATTAGTTCAGTGATTGGTACTTGCTTTACTTCACCCCAATAGAAACAATCGTCAAATGTTGGGGATTCTGTGTAACTATATACAATGTTAGCGGGGTCAACATACTCAACACGAACACCAGTTCCTGGAACAAATGAGTGCTTTACTACTCCTATGCCAATTGTTGTGATATCGTAGTCGACCCTTTTACGAACGTCTTGATAATGGTTTAAATCTAAGATAGTATTGATTGCCTCCTCTTCTGCAATCTCAATAGCAGGCTTATACTTAAGCTGCATATATAACGATAACTCTTGTTCGTTCTCTGGAATATCTTCCTCAGGAATGTTATAAGCATCAACACCTAACTGTTCTTTACCTATCTTTAAAACATCTTTGGCAATCATATCCCTTTCAACCATTTGTTGAAATCCAAAACGATTGTCCATTGACATTGCATCTTGTGCATACGCCTTAACCTCAAATAAGCGGTCGTGCATACCGTTAACAACGATGTCAACAAACTTAGGGATAATTGGAACAGGAGTCCAATCAAGGTTGATGTGCGACATATCGCCATCTACTTCTAATTGGCTTTTATATTTAGCTATTGGTTGTTCTCCTCTAGCGTATAATCTAATGCGGTGGAAATCAATCCATTGTGAATAATATCGGCAACTATTGCCTGTCTTCGCAAACCATTCATATGAGATGCTTTGCCCAATTCTTAAGCCGTACTCCCAAGATGCCTTTTCTTCGTCAGTTGCTAACTGAGATGGAAATTGGGTATCTGGCATTAATATTCCAAGAGGTTTGTTCATATCTTGTTAATTCTACTGAAAGAACCAGTGTTATCGTAAGTTGCAAATTTAATGCTTATTTTTGACTCTTTTTTCTCAGGCAAATATACGTGCTTTTGATTTGCCATAATAGCATATCCTGAACTAATTGATGCATCATACTTTGTTCTGTCGTTTACATCGAATCTAGCCCAGTCCTGAAGTGTCTTATTAAATGGCATATCGCCTATTTCATCAGGCTGACGATAGTTTCCCTCCATATCCAATCCCACAAAACGCTCGATGTATGTCTCGATTGCTGTGGCGTGTGCCTGCTTGATATCTTCACTTGATGATGGTATACCACCAATCTCTCTTTCTGTGAATGACAATTTGTGTGCGTGCTTATCAGGACGGTTCATCGAGAATCCACGGTAGCCTCTATTCTTAAAGTGATACAAAAGACGTGCTTTGTTGTTCTCGCAAAGAATAGGCATACCATAAAAAACACAGGCCATCAATACTTCTTCGAAAAATATCTCTGCTGTTTGTGGACGAGCAATGTATTCTAGAAAGAATGTATTTGACGGAGCACCTGTCATATTAAACTTGGTCAACCCGTGGAGCGAACCGTTTGATCCACCAAAGGTCGCACCTGAGATGTCGTAGGGGTCACAACCAAACGCACCAATATGCTCATTACCCGGATATCTATTCCCATTCTTAGTAATATAATTATTGTTGATGTTTGGTCCAGGTATCCAAGATACTAAGAATCTACCATTCTTATCGGGAGTCCAAATAACTTTAGTATCTTTCTCTCCGTTAGCCCAGTGAAAGTATCCACGTGTTACTACGTGGTCTTGTACTAAACTGTCATTGTAGTCTATCTGCTGATAGATTTTAGTTAAGTTAAATAGAGACGACTTAGTTTCATCACGGAAAGCGTGTGATTCAGTTCTAGGGAACTGACGATAGAATTCGTTTAGTGCATCAGGGTTAGCCTTTAGCGATGCAACCTCGTTATTCCAATACTCAATTACGCCTTGTGTTATCCAAGTCCCTTCTGCCGAACGTACAGGTTTCTCAGGTCGTTCTAAGACTGCGTGACCGTACTCATCAATATATCCCTCAAAGTTATACTCCATTGGAATAAAGAGCGAATATAGGCCCGATATAGTCTGACCATTTTGATTTCTCTTCCTAACGTTCGAGTCATAGTAAATACGTTTATAGTTTTCTCCACCTTTATCTAGTGCATTAGATGTTGATCCCATCATACACTTACCGATGATCCTAGCACCTAAACGAAGACAAGTTTTTCTGACACGCCAACCGTTCTCTATGTTCATAGGACGCTCTAACTTAGCAGCCTCATCCTCAACCAAATATAATAATTTTTCTCCATCATAGGAGTTGTCTGCTGTGTTACGCCAGTCAATAGTTGTATCCAATCCATCAATCTCTTCTTCGTTCTCCTCGTGCATATTCTTACGAGTAATCTTAGAAGCTGGTACACGGAAGGCAAGCTCCGTCTTAGGAGTTGTCATACCATCACGCACCGGTTGAAAAAAGAATGGATAGTTATTTGCAATCGGAACTACCTTGTCGGTAAACATCTTCTTGGCATCGGGACCCGTCTTAGATGTTAAACCTATACGAGCATCCTTAGCTAAGGTTGCAATGTTCACAGCTTCTGAGGAGGCCATAAAAGAGAAACCTGAACGACGGTTCTTAAGGTAGCACATACCAAAGCATCTGCTGTCAGCCTTACACGCTTCCCAAAATATAAAGAATATTCTATTTGACTCACGGAAGTCAGGATGACCTACGTCGGTCTTTGACCATTGCAGATACATATAGTGTGCACCTGTGATGTAGGTCTTTTCTTCTTTGTTTGTAAACCAATAGCCAAGCTCACGTCTATCAAACTCTTTCTCGATGTAGTCTACCCATTGAGACTTAAATGAATTGTCACGACGGTTCCAATCAAAGATGGTCTTGATGCGAGATAATTCTTTTGGAAGTTCTGTAGCTTGCCACTTATTCCCATCGTAATCAACTTTCTCAGGAGCTAATGGCAGAGCAACTCTTAGTCCACTGATATTGTACACTTCTCCAATAGTGCCATCTTTTGACACAACCACAAAGTCGTACTCAGGATCCCAGCCATATTCCCAATCCTTCTTTGCGTTTCTCTTTGCAAGAATTTTCTCAGGAACATTAGAATCTTCAATGTAGAATAAACTCATATCTTTTTTAAGAATGCAACTTGAACAATTCTAGAATCCTCTCCTTGTCCGTAATTATTATAGATATTCCTAGAATGAGGAATTATAGAATCAAATACAAACAGTCTATTAAACTTAGCGTTAGTAATTAATATTTTATTGTAACACTCGTCATACAAAGTAGTACCATCTTCTTGTGGTGGATTTTTTGTTAAATATAATATTGCAGTCAAATCTCCCATCATCTCGTCTGTGTGAATGAAGTTAGGTTCTTCTTGACCCTCAGGAGATAGACGAACAAAGTTATGAGCTATCTCATAATCAGGATACATATTAAGTAGTAACTGAGCTACCTCATCTCCATCTCTAGGCTGTATACCTTTGAAGACTTTATCTCCATCGGGTACATCATAGAACTGGCCACTTAAAATATTCTTTAAGTGATGATCAGGGTTCGGTAAAAAATTATCTACTACCATTATTTACCTTTTGCTCTTTGTTCTGCAAACCCACGGTTAGTAGGTGCAGAGTTTCCAACTACTCCCTCAATAATATTATTCTCCTCCTCGACTCTTTTAAGAATCTCAAATGCATCCATAATTGCTAACTTCTTAGCCGCTGCTGCATTCTTTAGTTTGTCTGCAGACAAGTCATCATCCATATGTGTGACAATCTTCTCCTCAGCAACCTTGATTAACTCCTCGACAGCTTTATATCCAGAGTCAATGATGCGTTTCTTTAACTCAGTTATTTTGTTCATCTAATTTAATTGTTAGATTCTTAGTATACATACGATATACTTTCTCACCATCAATGTAGAATGGATACTCGCTCTCAGGCTCAAACGTGACCGTGTCACCCTCTTTTAATCCTAATGCTAATACTTCTTCGTTTGGATACTTTATCGTGCCTACAAGAGGCTTCTCTGCATCCGCAGTAAGTATGCCTGTGCTATTATTCTCTACCGGAGAAATGAACACGTATCGACCAATACCAATCCAATCAGCACCAGGCTTCTTGTATGCATACGGATCGTCAATAAAATACAAGTCCTCTCGGAAGTAATTCCAAGCAGACTTCTCTCTACCACGCATATCGTAATACAACCTAAAAGTATTATGATGCACAATGACCTTATCACCTGGTTCAACAGGACCCTCGTATCCAATAGGCGTAGAGATAACAACAGCCTCACGCATAGTGGCAAGGTGGTCTTCTTTCGATGTAGAAATAATGAGCTCTCCCCTCGTGTTGTCATATCTCTTGCCATCACGGGGTTGCACTATAAAGTAAAATGGGGACTTCATATTAGAAATCTATATTATATTCAATTAAGAATGGCATATTGCCATTAATCTTTTTCCATAAGACCACCTCATCATTAGCCTCAATGAAGATTTCAATATCTCCAGATTCGGTCTGACGAATCAAATGTATCTTGTAGTTTCCTTGGAGTACAGATTGATTATGCATATAATTCATTGCATTCTTATAATCTGCACCAACTGATATTTTACGAATTACCATCTTTGTTCTTGATTTCTCCTGTCGCAAAGTCAATCGTAATATCTCCGTACTTAGCGTGTAGTTCTTGTTGGATAGCAACGTGTGTTGTACCAGCTGTATCTAATTGAGCTAAAATAGATTGTTTCTCTACTTTGGAATTGTGAATTTGAATCTCAGCATCTGCTAAAGCGTTGCGAAGATTTCTGATTTCTGTATGAGCTGCTCTGAAACGATCCAACTCGTCTTGTGTTAATTTATCCATTGTATTATATTTTTTTGTAAAAGTACTAATTATATTTTAATTTTAGCATATGAAGCTACTATACTTAATTCCACATTGCTCAACTGGAGGGATGCCAGGTTTTGTTTTACAAAGTATTATCTGCAGTAATTCAGAGATAGAGGTAGTAGAGTATCAATGCCATAGCCTAGACTATGTCGTGCAACGTAATGCCATTAAAAGTCTTGTTCCTTTTCATACTTTGCACGAGGACAAGATGAAGTTATTTAATATCATAGCTAAGTTCAACCCTGACATTGTTCACATTCACGAGCCAGCTGAACGCTTTAATCGTGATATGATTTCTGAGTTATATCGGGAAGACCGAAACTATCGAATCGTGGAGACGTGCCACGACGTATCGTTTAACCACGACAAAGAAAAGATATTTCATCCTGATGCGTATTACTTCTGCACGCCACATCACTTAGAAACATTCGCTTCATCGCCATCTTACAAAGAGGTGATTGAGTTTCCTATTGATGATAAAAGAAATGACCTGTATCTAAATCCTTTTGACACAAGTAAAATAAACGTAGTCAATGTAGGATTATGGACTCCAGGTAAGAACCAAGCCGAGGGTCTTGAGATAGCTAGAAAGTATCCTCATATGCAATTTCATTTTATTGGCAACCAAGCTATAAACTTCAAGCATTACTGGGAACCTTTAATGAAAGACATTCCTTCAAACGTGATAATATGGGGGGAGAAAGGTAACGTAGAAATGTATATGAGATGGGCCGACATCTTTATGTTCAACTCTACTTGGGAATGTAACCCATTGGTATTACGTGAGGCAATATCTTTTGGCAAGCCAATTATAGCTCACAACCTGCCACAATACGGCTCAATGTTTGATAAGTATATTCAGCCTATCGACACCGATCTAAATACTATTAAATGTAATTACAATGTACCTACAGATAATACATCAGTTAAATTCTGGGACAAGCAAAAGGCATTCTACAACAAAGTAATGACACTTGACAAACAAGAACAAGATGTTAAAATCATCCAACACTTTGTTGGTCAACCATACCTAGAGATTAAGTCAGGATTGAAAGCAGACTTTAAGGTGCAATACTTTGATGGCGACAAATTAGTCTACGAGAATACTATCGGATCAAACTGTTGGGTCAAACTAAACAGACAATACTATACTAAGTGGCATAGTAAAGTCTATATGGATGGCAAACTAATTCACGATAACGTACTTGACCTAGAAGGCAAGCGTGTGTACATCGCTTTATCAAGTAAATCGTTAGGCGACACAATTGCTTGGGCTCCATACGCTGTAGAGTTTCAAAAGAAACACAGATGCGAGGTGATTATGTCAACTTTTTTGAACAAAATACTTGACATTCCTGAGATAGAGTTAGTAGAGCCGGGAACGGTGGTGCCTAATATATATGCTCAATATAATATTGGTTGGTTCTATGATTCAAACAAAGAACCAGTATTGCCAAATACTATTAAGCTACAAGAGGCTGCAACTAATATTCTTGGTCTTGACTTCAAAGAGATGAGCCCAAGATTAATGTATGCATCTAAGAAAGCATTACCTGATAGTAAGTATGTCACCATTGCTACTAACTCCACATCAGGCTGTAAGTTCTGGACAAAGGAGGGATGGCAAGGAGTAATTAACTATTTGCACGAGAAAGGCTACAAAGTAATTAACGTATCGCTTGAAGAGAATCCGTTCGATAACTGTGAGCAGATTATTAATCACAATATCTACGACACAATGGCGTTAATTGACCACAGTGAATTCTTTATTGGATTAGGAAGTGGCGTGAGTTGGCTCGCTTGGGCTTTAGGAAAAGAGGTAGTTATGATTAATAACTTCGCTGAAGAGGACCACGAGTTTGAATGCATTCGCATCACAAATAAGAATGTTTGCAATGGATGTTGGAACAATCAAAACTTTAAATTTGACAAGTCGTGGGACTGGTGCCCCATATATAGAAATACTCCTCGACAATTTGAATGTCAGAGGAGTATAACTGCTGATGATGTAATTAATAGACTAGTCCTTCTTAAGAACTTTCAATAACTGAGCCTTAGTTAACACAGGAAGTACTTCAGTGTCTTTTACAAAATTTTTAAGTGTTTCTTGGTCAGATGTATCTAGATCAATAACCTCTCCTTTGTTTAAAGCAAGAGCCCATTCCCAATACTTAACAGCATCACCCTTAGTTTGATTAATTAATGTATTGGCTAATATTTTGCCTACATTACCATTTTCGATTTCTTTACCGTCTAAATCGGTTAGATTAAAATTAAAATTAAGTTTCATAATATATTTTTTTTGTAAAGTTACACAATAGGTTCTTCAGGTACAACAGTTTCTTCTACTACAGGTACCGGTTTTACGTAATCTCCAGTTATAGTTAAATTTAATTGAGACGCAATCCAGTCCCAAGCATAAGTATCTTGTGACCATTCAGCATACGCCTCTCCTGTCATCAATAAATTACCTTGTGCAAGCTGTGTTCCTACACCGCCTTCTTCAGTTGTAGCAAATAATCCGTACCAAAAATTAGCCGATGTGTTTAAAGTAACATTAACTGCGTATGAGTTAAGTACAGTTGCTTGTTGAACTGTGCCATTATCCCAAATTGAAACTGCTTCGATTGTTTTCATTTTTTATATTTTAAAGTTTAAAGTTAATAAATATTACGGACAATACGTTTGTCCTGACACAATTTGTATTGATCCATTGTAACCTGCAGGCAGAGTAGTCTGATTAATTCCATTGTAATAATAGAACACAGGACTACCACTAGGTAGTACATAACGCTGACCAAAACCTAACGCAGGAGTAATCTTTGTCCACGCAGCAGGGCCACCTGAGCAATGATTAAGTTGATAGTAAGTATAAGCAGATGCTACTAACTCACTTTTAACAACTAATTGGTTATCAGCTGTACCTGATAAAGGAGCTGTCTGAATATCAACAGTTGTTAATGCTCCTAGTTTAGTTATTTCCCTATTACTGGGAATTCCTGGTGGTGGTATCAATCCAATCTGTATAAATACATTGTTATTTACTGCATCCTGAAGATTAGCCCAACTCACACATTGATTACTTGCTATACCTGCCCAAGACATATTAGTTTAAATTTAATTGTTGCTCTAATTCTGCCACACGTTTCTCAAGTCTTGCAATCTTAGCTGTATGAACTTCACGATAAGAAAGATTTAATAATCCATTCTCTGCTCTACTTACCGCACTTGGCAATATACCTTGTACATCTTGTGCATAGTAACCAAGTTCTTCTTTCCCATTCTTAATATACAACTTAGCTACTACAGATTCAATTCCCTTAGTCTGATAGTTATCTTCAATTAAAGTCTTAATCGTAGCATCAGAGCTTTCGAAAAATGACGGAGCATATACAGAACCTGTAAAAGTAACATTACCTGTACCGTTATTAATCTGCATTCTAATATTGTTGCTACTATCAACAATCTCAAAATGGTAAGTTGCTCCTGTTGGATTTGAGATATTTTTACCAATTTTCCAGTCAGTACCTGGATTAGAACCTATGTAAATGTATGAAGAATACCCGTTATTAGAGCTATTTGTAAAGTATGCAACTAGTCCGTCACCAGAAGATGCTTGTTTAGTAGCACGAAACGCTGCTCCAGTTATATTGCCACCATCTACATCTAGCTTATATCCAGGGTCGACATTTATTCCAACATTACCTCCAGCACTCATTCGCATAACAAAAGTACCCGAAGATGTACTTTCAGAATTGCAATTTGTTCTGAAGTCTAAGTAACCTCCCGTATTTGTAGTTCCAATTAAAACGTAATTAACGCCATTATTGCCAAATTGTAATATACCACTTGCCCCTGTTTGTGACCTTAATGATGTGTTATAACTTCCACCGTATCCTCCACCTTGTAATCTTAATTCAGCTGTTGCTCCATTGTTTACTGCTATTGTTTGGCCACTTACATATAATCTATACCCTGCATCTGTTGTAGTGCCTATTAAAACATTAGCACTAGAGCAAACAGAAAACAGATCTGTACCATTCCCAATTGCTTGACTCATTACAGTAAATCTACCACCACTACTTGCACTTATCCCTGCTGAAACATAACCTGCTCTAGAAGCGTGAGAATGACCCCAAACTGTTATAGAACCTCCATATCCCGATGATCCCCCACCAGCTTGCATTGTATAAGATCCTGCATATGAATTATCAGAATTAACTATATTATAAAGTTGACTCGTTCCACTTGGTGTAATATACCATCTAGTAGATTCAGTACTATTTGAAAATGTAGAAGCTCCTGATGTAGCAATAGATAGTGCTAATGTTCCACTTAATCCTTGATATGCTAATCCTGATGGGCTACCATTTACATAAAATTGCATTGGTTGTGCAGATGATGAAATTCTTGCAAACCCATCACCAACACTAAATGATAATACTTGGTCAGATGTATTTGCTTCTCCATTCTTTTCAACCATTCTGAATGATGTTACATCATCTTGTTGTAAAACAAATGTATCATATACTTGTCTATTCCAAGCAGTATAAGAAGTATTACCAATATATGCAGGGGTAAACGAACTACTATAACCTCTTTTAACAGTTAACTCGCCTGCAGGATCAGTTGTACCAATTCCTACTCTTGCATTATATCCAGCTCCTGCAGATGTTTGATACATCTTAAATACAATCTTCGCCTCATCATCATCCCATCTTGCACCAAAGGTCATAGTTCCACCATAGGTTTCACCATCTGTTCTTAGGTACAAACCTTCTGTTGTATTTTGGTCATAGAAATTTATTTTACTAAAACCATTATTAGCAGCAGCAAGGGTTAATGATGGGTTACCTGTGTAATCACCAATTTGTAAGGAGCTTGTAACTAAACTTCCAATTGATGTTGAACCTGGAATAGTTAATGCACCAGCAGAATTCCAACTGAATAAAGTGTTGTAACCATTATTTACTGAATTTGGAGTAATAAATGAACCTGCATTTCGCCACACATATTCTTGACCAGCACCACTAAATGCTCCACTTGGATTCCCTGTTACATCAACATTAAAGAACAATGTTTGACCTGCAGTACTTCCTACTAAAACACCATTGTAACCTGATGAATAACCAAAGTATGAATACCTAGCAACAGGTATGGAGCCATAAACATAGAATCCTGCAGAAGATGGAGTTGTGGTTATATTACCTCCTGTAGTAACACTACTTGAGAAAGTAGCGGCTCCTGAAGAAGCAGCAAAATATAATGGTATTCTACCATTCTTTACATCTCTAATTGCTAAGTCATTAGCAGATGGAGTACCTTGAGCAGTACCAATATACCAATCTGAAACAGTTGATTGTTGTATTTTTATACCTGCTTCTTCTCCTGAATTTGTTGTCTTAGCAATAAAATATGGTCTTCCAACATTAGTAATTGTTATATTATTACTAAAAGTAGAAGCACCTCCTGCTGCAATACGCATTGTTTCAGCAACGCCTGTTTCATTTATTGTAAAATCATTACCATTACTTGAAATATCCCATCTCTTATTCGATGATGCCGTGTTTGTAAGAACTAAAGCACCAGAACTTGCAACTAAATTTATATTACCACCTGTTTGTAATGTACTATTAAATGTAGCAGCACCCGTATTTGCAATACTTAAATGAGTTACAACAGATGTTCCATTATTAAGCGTAACCTTAAATGTATTTGAAGAATAATTTCTTCTAATTTCAAATATCTCAGCACCTTCTATATCATATATTAAATCAACATTACTACCTGCTGCACCTACCGCATCATTTGTTCTGCCTATTAATAATTTGCTTACATATGTAGAAACATAAGTAAACATTGTCCCCTGGGAATATGTATCAGCAAAATTTACTTTTATATTATTTGAATCAGGTTGGCTTATTTTACTATTTCCAATTGTATTTGTACCTGTTGCAAGAGGAACATAATTTGCTGTCAACGTACCCGTAATTTGACCAACTGGAGTTGTTCCAGATGTTCCGTTAATACCTGATGTTCCTGAGGTACCGCTTAATCCTGAAGTACCATCAACACCTGAGGTTCCGTTAATACCTGATGTACCTGATACACCTGAGGTTCCACTTGCTCCTGAACTACCACTAGTACCACTTAATCCTGATGATCCACTAGTTCCATTAACCCCACTTGTACCATCTACTCCTGATGTACCACTCACACCTGATGTACCACTAACTCCGCTAGTACCGTCAGCTCCTGAAGTGCCTGAGCTTCCTGACACACCTGATGTTCCACCTGTACCTGATGTGCCTGTAGTACCACTAGTTCCTGATGTTCCGTTAACTCCTGATGTACCTGATTGAGATACAATCGCTAAGAATAATGGATGGTTATTAGCAAAATTTGTTGTGCCTGTACCAGCTGATGATATTAAAACAACAGGTACTATCCAATAATTATTAGCACCTGTTACTTGTGTTGGTGTTCCGTTAACATCCCAGATTTGATAGTTGGCAGAACTATTTCTATCTTGAATAGTAATTTGTTGCAAATCTTGAAGCAACGCTAAAAAGATATCAATATCAATGCCATTGTCAGTAAGATGACTGATATTAATTTGAGTTGAACTTATCTGTGTAGCATTATTCCAAAGAATATGACCGTTTCCAGGATATCCTGATTGACTTGTTGTGTGTGCTTGATATAAGAATAAGTTATTAGATACACCATTTTCACCTGATGTACCTGACGTTCCATCAACACCACCTGTACCACTAGTACCTGTTGTGCCTGAAGTTCCTGACTCTCCACTAGTGCCCGACGTTCCTCCAGTACCATTAGTCCCTGATGTTCCACCAGTACCGTCTGTACCTGATGTTCCACTTGTTCCTCCTGTACCTGAAGTACCATCAATGCCTGATGAGCCACTTGAGCCCGATGTACCTGAAGTTCCCCCTGTGCCATCAGTACCTGAGGTTCCTCCTGTACCATCTGTACCACTGGTTCCTCCTGTACCTGAGGTACCGTTAATTCCACTTGAACCACTAGTTCCTCCTGTACCGCTAGAACCACTTGTTCCATCTATTCCCGAAGTACCACCTGTACCATCTGTACCAGATGTACCAGCTGAACCATTAGTACCTGAAGTACCTCCTGTTCCGTCTGTTCCACTAGTCCCTGACGTACCATCTGTTCCGTCGATGCCGTCAATACCTGAAGTACCTGACGTACCACGTGTACCTGACGTACCGTCTGAACCGTTTGTTCCTGAAGTTCCTGATGTACCACCTGTACCTGAAGAACCTGATGTTCCTGTTGTACCTGAAGATCCACTTGTACCATCCGTTCCCGATGAACCTGATGTGCCTGTAGTTCCTGAAGAACCTGATGTGCCATCTGTTCCACTAGTGCCAGATGTTCCTGTGGTTCCAGAAGTTCCTGAGGTACCTGTTGTACCCGATGTGCCACTTACCCCTGAGAATAATCCAAATGTAACTGGCTCATCTTCGTTAACAATACCTGAATGGCCACCAATGAAATCTAAGTCTAAGAAATAGTAATCACCATCTTCAACAACAGCAGTTACTTTATATAATCCGTACTCACTAGGGAATCCTGGACGATTAACAAGAATGATTTTATCTAACCAAGCCTGCTCAATGAAGATACCTGGCTCGGTATTAGCCATTGTCAAGAATGAAACCTTGATGGTTCCTGCAAGTCCAATAACATCTACTGTATCAAATGGATGGTCAATTAACTCAAACGTCTTAGCAGGCTGAGATTCTGTCGGGGCATACATTCTGTATGACCAGTTGAAACTACCTGTATCGATAATACCTACACGATTGAAATAATCGGCAACAGCGTTTGCTGTAAAGTTTTTGGTTATGAAGTCGTTGTTAGCGTCGGATCCAATCCATTTATCATTCCCCGTTACGTATACGTCATTCGGGTATGTTTGTATTCTTGCCATTGAGAAAGTCTTTGCTTATTATCTAGCAAAAATACGAAAAAGAACTTATAAATTAATTTTGGTGCCTATCATCCCAAGATAGGACTGAGGAACAGCAGGATTAGTATTAACACCTGTCTTTAATGCAAAGTTAAACTTGAAGCGTTTGGTTAGTGCAATATCAAATGAGGCACCCGTTAGAATGCCTATATCGTTACTAGTCACAAATACTTTCTGCCTGGTTAGATAGCCTGTTGATGATCCTGACACGTATAAGTCAGGACTAATTGATACGTACTTATTTATCTTGATAGGTACGGTGTAGAATAGTAATATATTGTTGGATATGTTAGCCTCATCGTTTGCTCCTGCAACCGATAAAGTATAGTTGGCTCCTGTGGTACCATACTTGCCCATAGGGACGATGTAAGCAGCCGTTGCGAAGCCTAACACATTTCCACTTAAATAAACGCCTGTAACGCCAAAGTTTGAGATGGACTCTAACTTACCTTGATTAAAATTCATCAAAGTATATCTGGCTCCTAGTGCGAATTGGTTGAAGGTTGACCATATCATAGAGTTAATGCCCCACGATGAGTTGCCCATCAAGGAGGCTTGACTCATCCCAACACTAGCAATAATAGATGTTACTTCACTAGTCGGAGCGACCGTAAAATCCGAAGAATAAATAATTGGATTTGACGAAGACGACTTGGCTTTACTCTCGCTTTTCTTTTCGGACTTGGACTCGCTTTTTTCTTCACTTTTAGATTCTGTTTTAGTTTCTGATTTACTTTCTACTGCAGGTGCCTCAGTCTTTGTTTCTGCTACCGGTGCAGGTGCTGCTGCCGCTGTGGCCGCAGAGGTTGCTGCTGATGTAGCTGCACTTGTTGCTGTTGCTGTTGCCGCTGTTGTTGCTGCTGCTACTGCTTGAGATACAGCACTTGCTACTGTTTGTGTTACCGCAATCGTAGCCTGAGGACAAGGGAAGTTAACTGTTAACTCATTTATCCACGCTTGCAGAGCTCCACTTGTAATATCGTTTGCCGTCACTACCTTGTACTGCCCTCGGTAAACCACGGTAGTCTTGCCACCAGCGAGCGGTACCACTACAGTTGTTACCTTGCCACTGCACGGATCCACGAACACCTGTGTAAGTGTTTGTGCGTACATAATCGTGGGTAAGATAAGTATGGCTATAAATACTATCCATTTCATTTAAAGATTTTCTTTTTAATCATCCGCACAATAATTTTACTAGCAGCATTCTCCAACGCTTTCTTAGTCGTTGTGCCTATAGTGGATTGATTAAATTTAATTTCCGCAAAGTTACCATCATTCATTAACGTAGCCTCACGTGTAGTTTTAGCCTCACCTAATCCTGAACCTGTAAAGTATTCTCCTGTCTCAGCATTTACGAACTTAACCTGCAAGCCAAGTCTTGTTACTACTGTTTGCTTGGCACCATCTTTTAAACTAATGGACTCGTCTTCACTAACAGAAAAGTCATAGCACTCGATGTAAACAAAGTACTGAGCAAGTTTAATCTTGCCACGTCCGTCTAGCTTGTTCTCTGATATACCTGCCTGACTAGCCTGAAACTGCTTAACCATACGGTTCTTAATCTCAGCCTTATCCTCCGTAAATGTGAAGCGGTTAGTCTCTTCTAAGAACTCAACCACAATATTAGTCACACCTAATCCTACACGCTTATCTTTTAGTTCTGGATAGGAAGCGTATATATCCTCATTGATTCCAATCGATAGTAATTGAATAGGAATCTTAGGACCATCATAGTCCATCAATGAATCGATATTAATCTTCTTCTCAAAACTAGCTTGATAAGCCTCCGTTTTGGTCGTGGCAATCTGCCCATAAGATGACAACGACAATAGCAATAAGCAAATACTCCATCTTACCATTTTGGTGCTTCTTCCATTTCTTCTTTAGCAGTCTTAGGCTTTGGCTTTTCTGCTGCAGCCTTCTCCTTAACAATGACAGTCTTAGTGCCTCTGCTTGATGCTTGCTGAGGCTGTGAATTGTTGATAACAATCTGCTGCGGCTGTGCAGCAGGTTGCACCACCTCAGTCTTTGGTTCTTCTTTGTCTCCAAAGATTGACTCAAACTTAGTAGCCACCACACCTGTGACGGTTGTAATAAGCAATGTTACTCCTCCGATAATAGCCCCTTTGATTGAGCCTCCTTCTTTTTCTTCTGACATTTTATAAATAATTATTGTGGTTAATTGGTCTTTTAACTTCTTCTCCTGAGATGTTAATTATCTTTAAATCATACATTCCCTTCTTAAGTGTATCCATTTGGATACTTTTATTGCTAACATTTGCATCTGCAGTAAATCCTAACTTCTTCACAGGCTCCTTGCCTCCAAAAGTATATACTTCTAGTAAATACTTAGCACCTGGTGTAGTAGCAATGCTAACGTGTAACACGTTGTCTTTAACAACTGCTGAGTTAACAACCATTACCTTAGACTCAACGCCTAGATTAATTGGCTGCTCAACTACGCTAATTTCTTCACACGAAATTACGAATAACAAAAATAATACTATAATAAGTCTATTCATCTTAGAAGTTATTATAACCCGTCAACTTGATCGAGTCGGTTGATAAATTAATGCCTAATTGGTAGCCAGTCTTAGAGCTCGCATCCATATTAGGAGTTACTTTGATATAAGTATTGATATCCAAAGGATTACCTATTGAGCTAAAGCGTAATTTGAATGGAGTAGATTCTCCTGAGATAGGAGTCTTTAACTCTTTGTCTAATGAGCCAAATCTAACCTTGCCCTCTTTGTTATCCACAAAAGTATACCAAGTATTGGGCACCTCATTAATAAGTTGCTCAAACTTAACCTTAGTCGGGTCATAAGTAAACTCAAACTGCAACGCAGACACTTGTTTCGTATTAGTGTTAATTTTAACAGGAATATCGATCGTACTAGAAGTAATCGTTGCATTCTTTAAACTTACACTAATCCCATCAGGCGTGTTGATCAGTAACTTTGCTGTTTTAGATGCATTAAAGTTTTTCTTTAAACTAGGAATTGCATTAGTCGCAATCGCATTATTAATAATAACCTGAGAGCTATGGCTACGGTTAATATCACCAGGAATCACAAAACGTAATTTTAATGGCAAGTTCTCTCCAATCACTCCTGTCTTAAATCGAACATAGTTTTTAGTAATGTCCTTCCAAGAAGATGCGGAGGCTGCATTAAACTCAGCCTCTGTAAATGTTGGAGCACTCATATACATATCTGTGCCAGCTGAGTAGCCTGTCGGTAATGTAACCAAGTTATCTACTCCTGATACGTGCGAGAATAACCTCACCAAGTCACCTCCATCAAACAACTTATTTCTATTCACGTCTGCGGCAAAATACCCCATCCCTGTGATAATAGATTGATTCTTAAATGTAGCATCTAGGTTCTGTGTCACAAACTCAGCTTGTGCTGTGGTGTAGTCAGATACAGTAACTGCCGCTGTTGCTAAGTCCTTGATGCTGTCCATATTAAACATAACACGGACGTGGTATACTGTATTGGGTTGGAATCTAGTTTGGTCAACTGGGATACTTCCATCTGACAAAGCATCCACTAGATAAGTTTGGTTTGTAACTGAATCAGTAAATGCTACTCTGTGTAAACTAAATTCATCTACGTTAGCATTGTTACCAATACTTGCTGTAACGTATTTACTGGCCGTAGGGTCAAGCATAATAACACTCGTTAACGGAGTAGTCATTAATGTTGAGCCATCTGTTCCATTCTGATTATATGCTGCAGCAAAGTTCATTCTAATAGGATCCCAAGAATACCCCTGTGCATCCGTCTTCAACTTATACTTTAAGTTCAATAACTTACCCACACCTAAGCCACCTTGGTTAACTGACCAGTTTAGGTAAACTCTAAGAATAGTCTTTGTGCCACCTTGCGTGTACGTATAGGATGAATTGTAATAACGAGCATTACCATCAGTAACACTATTGGCCGACGTAGATTGCCAAGAATAACCAGGGTAAGTATAATAGCTCATTGTTGCCTGAGAGTTAGCAGGCAAGATGGTATTAGAGTTGGTTACATTAATTAATTGCAAGGCATTATTAGGGTACTCAAAGTCAAAGTACAAAGCACGAGTGGTTAGATTACCATTACCGTCTGCGTGCACTTCTACATTCAGCGTATCCCCTTTGTTAATTACAGTTCCCCTCGTATTGACATTGTTGGTGTCATTAGGGAAATAAAGTTTTACCGTTTGAGCATAAGTGTTTGTTACAAATACACATAAAAAGGTAACAAGAATTAGGTGTTTCATTATAGAAGTTTGTTAATCAAAGTGTTACAAGTTTTCTTTAAAGCTGAACTTAAATTAGTTTGATTAAATTTACCTCCTTCGTCAATTAAAAGAGTAGCCATCGATACTTCTTCTGCTGACTCTTCTACAATAACTGTCTTCACAACCTTACCGTTGTTGATTAATTTACCACGCATACGGATTACAACCGCATCACTATTGCGATGGAACACAGATAAATTAGATTGAGTCTTAATAACATCAAAATAAAGTATTTCAACTTTAATCTGATTAACTGCATCATCAGACACATCGTGTCCTTGTTCTTGTAAGTATTCTTCAAGAATATTTTTAACACCAAACTCAATATTTCTATTGCCGGCTACAGTTCCTATTTGAACTTTATTTTCTACAGGAGCAACCGTGATAGGTAAGTATTGAATTAATACAAAAAAAGCAATTAATAATTTCATATTAAAAAAGGACAAGTTTAGCCTTGTCCTCTACTACGTTTAGTTCTTTTATCTTTTGGTCCAGACGTCTTAGCGTGTTTTCCTTTTCTTCTAACTCCGAATGTAATTTTCTTTGCTTCGGTTGATGATTTTGCTTTTGCCATTAGCTTAGTAGGTTATAGTATTCTTTAAAATGTTTTTGTCTATCTGGCAAACCGATTATTCCTCCATTCACCTTTTTAGTTACCAAAGTTACAACTTCTGGAGAACTACCTTTATCGCAAATAGGCCACAAGTTGTTCTTCTTAAAGAAAAACGCTGCAGAAGCTAATGGGTACTTAGTAGCAACTAAGTCTGGATTTGTTAAAATCTCAGGCATATTCATAAACTTAGCAAAATCTTGGTAGTTTGATTTACCTGTTGTTTGTAAAGCACCTCTTCCTCGATGTTTCCATCCATCACCACTAGCCTCATCGCCATTACCCATTCTATTCGCATAGACTAGGTTAGCAATCTTCTCAGGCTTACGCTCATACGCCTTCGCTTTCTCAATAGTCTTAAAGTATTTTGGGAATATTGATAGCAATCCTTTTGCTCCATAATTTAAGTTCTCAGAGAATGCTCTAAAGCCTCCTGATTCGTGACCACATTGAGCAAGAAAGTGAGCTAAACGCAATGGTGTAGTAATACCAAAACGTGTTGCAGTATCAGGGATTTGATCTAAGATAAATTGTGGCACGTGACCTTTTAACTTATCTAATTTAAAAGTAGTGTTCTGAACAGCAGGTTGTAAAGCTGGAGCAGGAGCCTGAACAATAGGTTGTGCGAACATCTTCGCCCAAGTAGCATCACCAACCACCCCGTCAGGGGTCAGCCCGTGAGCCGCTTGCCATCCTTTGACAGCTGCCTCAGTCTTTGGCCCAAACTTACCAATGACATCTACGCCAAGTAATTCTTGGAGCTTCTTTACATCATCACCTGTCGATCCAACTCTTAATAGCATTTTACTTTAGTTTATAATAGTAATGCACACCATAGATTACTGTCCCATCAAGATTTGCTCCGGCTGTGATATTATATATCTCATCCTTCTTTGTCTTGTAGAGTAAGCCAGCTTCTGCACCTCTTATCCCAAGGGTGTTGTTAACCATAACGCCACCTCCAACGTATAATTGACGGACTGGTGGTGCATACTTAGTAATAGTTTTAGTTTCCTTAACGACTGGTATATTAAAATTATCACGTGTGCGTCTATGTGCTATTTTATTCTCTTTAATTGTATCCAAAAGTGCAATATAACCGTATGATCCTACACGAATCGTGTCAGAATAGGCTTTCTTGTTTAGATACAACGCTAAAAGTGCCATATACTGCTCTTTCAAGCGTGCATAGTTTGTATCAGGTAGCATCTCTGGTTTGGATGCCACCTCTACAATAACCTCTTTGTATACGGGTACTTTCTTGATACGAATCGAATCGTGAATTTGCCAAGCCGTGTCGTGAACAGTAATCGTATCGTTAGGTCTTGCCTCAGCATTCTTGCCTCTTTCTCTCATTAAGAGAACTAGAAGCACCATACTGACAACAAACATAATAATACTAACCTTCAGACTCTTCATATGGCTCGATTTGGCCACCTAGGGCTTTTTGTCTTTCTGTCTCGTTCTCACGGTTCTTCACCTTCTCAAATGCTGAGATACCGAAACAAGCTGCAGTTAATCCTGCGAAAATCTCTAAAATAATGGGCTCAATAACAAATTGCTGTTGCATTGCACCTGTAACGATATCAACTGTACCATAGGCCACCAATACTACGAATGATGCGAAACCTAAAACCGACTTTTCGTTGATCTCATTATCGTCTTTAAAAATGTCAATTAAAGCCATTTCTTTCTTTCTTTTATAAGTTTATATAGCTTAAACCCCGTGTACGCTATGGACACAGCCAATAACGCCACACGAAGAGTAGCCTCTATAGTGGTGAACGATAACATAAGAGTTATCGAATTTAGTATTCCTATTTTCAAATCGTCTTCTGTCATTACCAGAGAGCAACAATGTTAGTAGCTGCTGTTCCTGTAGAGAAAACTCTTAGAACACGAACTTGAAGAGTTGTGCCTGCTGGTACTGCGTAGAAAGTAACCTCGTCTCCACCAATAGTTAAGACTTTTAAGTTACCTGCTCCACCAATGTAAAGGATACATCCTTCCTCATTTGTGCCACCAGAAACACTTGGAATGTTTGTAGTGTTAGAAGGCGTAACTGCTGCAGCACGCCCCGACTGCATATAATTTAAAACACCCATCTTATTTCTTCTTTTTGTTTTTCATTGCAGCTTGTGCATTTTCTGCGTAGTGCTTACGTGCAGTTGCTGTCAATTTTTGGTTACTTGCTTCTTTGATATTGAACGCTGTTTTCTTAGATACCTTTTTCATAATCTTGATATTTTAAAGTACAAAGTTAATTATTTTTTTTTGCCTCTTGCCCGACGATCACCAGGCATATTTGAACGAGATCCACGGTTCTTACTAGCTGATTCCTCAACGATACGGCCATTTATTTTATGGCTCATATCTTTGCCATCGCCATCACCATACTGACCACGGTCACGATTGATTTTATTGAGCTCAATACGCTTTTTTAATTGATCAGGCTTCTTATTATAGTCAGCCTGATAAGCCAAGCGTTTAGCTCTGGCCTCCGGGTGGGTCTTGTAATATTCAGATGTACGTCCTGCCATTATTTCTTTTTCTTTGCGAGAATCTTTTTCTCTTGCTTTAGCATTTCCGGAGTTGGCTTCTTTCCACTTCCTTTGTTGGCACGGATATTATCCCATAAACCACGCTTAGACTTTGATCCGTCTTTTCTTTTTAACAGTTCCATTTTCTTAAAGATAATGCTTTTCTTGTTGGCTCGCCATTTGGCTTCTTCATTGGGCCAGGCATACCTGACATACGTGCACAGAATGACTTGCGTCTAGCCGCATCTTTGCTGCCCGCCTTTAATTTAGATGGTGGAGTAGTCACTGCTGTCTGCAGTTTACTACCCGGATTCTCACGTCTATATGACGCAACGCCTTTAGCGTTCAGCCCACCTTTTGGATCCTTACCTTCTTTTCTTGTCCAAGCTGCTGTCTTTGCCATCTTGTGGTTTATTAAATGGGAATACCCTGTTTAGTGCATCTCTTCTAGCAGCACAGCCGCAGTCATCTCCTACTACAGATTTAACAGCGGCTGCAATGCCGGTTACCTCAGTAACCTTAGCGACTACGTCTCCTAAGCCTTTCATTTATTTTTTGCTACTTATTGCTTTTTGCCATTCTTTTTCATTACGTTGTCTATAGAAAACATCATCAGAAATATTAGTATCTAAATTCGGATCTTTACGATAAGCTTCCATCAAATTCTTATATTGACCATAAGCTTTCTTACTAACACCCTTTTTACCAGTTACTTCTCCATATCCCTCATATGCTTTTTTGATGTACCCAGTACGCTTACTGAAATCAATCATTAAATTACCTGGATACCCTTCACGACGTAGAGGGAATTCTCTAGTATCCATTTGTGGTCTTTTAGGCATCGTTGATTCAGGAACGATATCATTCCACTCAGTGACGTGTTGACTCATTTTGTCTTTCAACATATCAATAGCTGAATTCTTAAATCCGAGTTTGTCATAACCCGTGCCAATTTTTTGAAGTTCAGCTTGTGAGTATTTAGGTTTAGTAGTCGCAGCTACTTTTGCTTTTGGTTTTTGCTTTGCCATTTTGTTTTTTATTTAGACATTTTTTTAATTGCCTTAACAGTTTTTACTGCTTTAGCTATTTTCATTTCTTTCTTAGCTGCAGCTAATTTCGCAATGCCTGTTGTTGTTTTGGGCATTGGACGTGTCATTGGTGTTTTTTCTTGCTTTGCCATATTAACTATTCCATTCTGTTGGAGGCAAAGGTATATCTCTGCCTGTTGCTTTATTTATTGCTTTAATTGCTTTATCTCTGTATTTAGTAGAGTTTTTGCCTTGTTCTTCTGATAATTTATAATATCCTTCTGAAGATTTCTTCAGACCAGATTTATAAAGCATATCACTCATAAAGCTATTAGCTTGAGATTCTTTCTCTAAATTATTGGCATAGCCCCAAAGTTTTTTTGCGTTTACCTTTGCCATTATTTCTTATTGAATAATTGTGAAGAAGAAGGAAGAGGTACATCACGACCCTTTACTTTTGAGTCGATTAATCCTTGGTAACGCTCTGCGATTGGTGCATAATATGCATTCTCTTTGCGGATGCGAGCAATACGCTCTGCAGCAGCCTTATCTTGATCTGGAGCTAATCCCAAGTTGCGGTTTTTTTGAAGCATTGTACGCTCGTCTTCACGCTCAGTCATTGCCTTTCTCATTCCGCTAACGACCCCCTTCAAGTCGCCAATCTTAATCATTGAATTTTTCTTAGCCATAATTTTTCTTATTATTCAACAAAGATAAGTAATTTTGTGAAAATAATCTTTCGTCAATCTTTGATTGATGAACAATTGAAATCTAATGATAAAAACATACATGAAGCCTAGGAAGATTAAGCCTAGAGCTATCAAAGTGCGTGAGTATAAAGTCAAGCCCATAGTAGTTAGACGAGAGGCTGTTGACAAAGACTTCCTAAAATACATTAAAGTTGTGCGTGCTTGGGCCCGTCATAAGCACGGATTAAGCATCCAAGACTTTGAGATGCTATGCTATTTGTACTCCGAGCACGTATTTGATGCCAATCAATTCGACCAATACTGCCAAATCTTTGAATTTACTAAAAATAGACGCCTAGATTTGATGGAGAAGGGCTTAATTGTCCATTTTCGCAAACCTGAACCGGGCAAACGTGCGATTTATGAGTTATCTTACCAAGCCAAAGCCATCATGCGACAGGTTTATGAGATGTTGCAGGGTCAAAAACCCATTCCAAAGCTATCTGACATCAAGCCTAAAAACAATAAACCCCATCACTTTGCCACAAGGCAATATGACAGGGTCATTGGTAGACTTAATAATAAGTTTTAGCCAAGTGGCCGGCCGGGAAAACCCCTGATACGACCCATAACCACCTGACTAATATTTTAAAGCACCACCACCACATCCTTCTCTGTGATGACCGTATATAGGTCCTCATTGATGCGGATGGTGTGGCCAGCTGCACGATCAAAGTAGATAAATGAGCCTGGCTTGATACCATCTACTAAATGTCCTTGTGATACCACGGTAGCTTTCTTGTAGCGTAGCTCATTTACGTCCGATGCGGTCATAATCAACCCACCTTTTGACTTTGTCTCCTCTTCTTGAGGCACGATTAGAATATTCTTTCCGATTACTTTCATAACATTAATTATATTTTACATTTATTTACAAATTTGTAAATTTTATTTAACCTTATTATCAGAACTTGCAACTTTTTACAAGTTTCGTCAATAGGTTTGGATAATTATCATTTTCATCGCCATATTGGTTTGGATTTTTAACATTTGTTAACTTATAAGTTAACATTTTTTTAAATATCCGTAGTATTACTTCTTAATTTGTAAATTATAGTTTACTTTTTATACCAAATAGCATATAAAAGTGCAATATATTATACATTTGTCGGCTTTCTCCACCATTAAGTGCAATATTATGCTCTAATGTTGGTAATGACCGTCTCTGTTGATAGCAATGTAGTAGCAACAGATACCGCATTCTTAAGTGCTTCTTTAGTCACCTTAGTCGGGTCAATGATCCCAACGCTCATCATGTGGCAGTATGCCCCTGTAGCTACGTTCACCCCTATGCCTCCCTTAGACAACTGCTTACCTTCATCAAAGTCTGCACCATCCACATCTATGCCTGCATTGGATAGTATCTTGATCATTGGAGCCAGCATCGCCATTTGTAATATCTCGGTGCCTTTGTTCTCCACGTCCATGGTAGCAGCGATATCTTTTAACGCCACGCCTCCACCTGGTAGGATGCCCTCTTCTAGTGCTGCACGTACTGCACACACCGCATCGTCCACCCGGTCCTTCTTCTCCTTCTGCTCAATGTCTGAGTTAGCACCCACCTTAATGATAGCCACCCCACCACCAAGATTAGCGATGCGTTCTTTTAAGAACTCTTTCTCGACAGCCTGCGTCTCCACAGCCATCTGCTCTTGCAACTCTTGAACTCTCTCCTCCCCTGCTCCAATTGCATCGAAGATAATGGTATTGAACCGTGAGCTCACCACCTTGCCTGCTTGTCCGCAGTCGTCAATAGTGACCATCATTAAGTTGTCACCCGTCTGCTCAGAGAAATACTTAGCCCCTGTCGCAATAGCAATGTCCTGCATGATCTGATGACGCTTGTAGCCAAATGATGGAGGGATAATAGTGCTCACTTTTAGACCCAACTTAATCTTGTTCACGTTTAGTGAGTTTAGTGAGTTCTCATCGAGCTCGCCAATAATGAGCAATGAATGTCTGCCTTGATGGATAAACTCCAAAATAGGCAAGATGTCGTTAAGATTTGTAATGGGCTGGTCAGTTACTAAAATATATGGTTTATCTAGCACCGCCTCTTGCTTCTTGTGGTCTGTCACAAAGTACTTACTCGCAAAGCCTCTGTCTATCTTCATGCCACTCACCACCTCAGCGTATGTGTCCGATGTCTCCGATGCTCCAACAGTCACCACTCCTGATAAGCCAACTTGATTGTACGCATCAGCGATGATCTTGCCAATTTCTGCATCGCCATTGGCCGAGATAGTTGCCACGTCCACCAACTTATCTGGTGTAATCTCAGTTGACATAAAACTCAAGGACTCATCTACTATTAAGCCAGCTTCTTGAATATCCCTTAGCACCTGCGTCACGTTATCATCAGACTTCAGAAGTCCCATCGCCGCATGGATGATGGCTTGTGCCAGCACCATACTTGTCGTCGTGCCATCACCTGCCGAGTTAGCAGTCTTCTCAGAAGCCTCTCGCATGATCATGACCGCCAAGTTCTCAGCTGGGTCCATTAAGTTAATTGACTTAGCGACCGTCACACCATCCTTGGTTACTGTAATACCACCAACGTGTTGCTCCGACTCAATGAGCACCGTGCGACCACGAGCTCCTAGTGTAGACCCAACTGCATTCGCAATTGTATTAACACCATTAATTAATTTCTGTCTGCCTTCACTTCCGAAGACGATGTCTTTTACTATCATGTTAAATTTAATTTGTTACAAATCTATATACAATTGTTACGCCAAACAAGATTAATTGTCAAAATGACTGACAATGCAATCCCTTACAAACGAACTATCTGGTCCAACAAAACTAAAACTAGTCGACAGACCATTCTTAGAGTTCTCCCATTCACGACATTGAATAGTAATTTTGTATTTTTCACTACTACTCTTTTGTGGCAAGTCTGAATTGATATAAGACAATAGTGACTCAGCACAATCTAATAATTCGCATTCGTCAAATGCCAAATGTATAACTGGCTGACCAGCCTGTTTGATGTTTACCCTGATGAGTTTTTGGGGTTTGGAATTGTAGAGTTTCATATTATATTTTATTGTTTGTACAAATATACTAAAAACAAATGAAATGTACAATATGTAAACTTGCAAACTTTTTTGCCATATTACGTAAATATATTTTTTTATTTTGAGCGTGTGAAATTTTTTTTACTTTTCTTATTTATTTTGTTCATTTTGTTCATAAAAGAATAAATACTTAATATAAATAACTAATAATCAATAAGTTATAGAATTGTAGAAAAATACTTTTGTACATATTTTGTACACAAAGAAGTCATAATTGTGTACAAATGTAGAATCTGTACAAAATATAAGGGCAAAAAAAGACCCAAGTCTTGTGAACCTGGGCTAACCATGTGATTGGCTATTTCTTTTTCATCTTTGGAAAGACACCTTTCTTCTCCATCTTCTCTACCTTCTTGCCTTCCTTTTTCTCGTGTTTCATCATAGCAGCTTTAGAAGCATACTTCTCTTTTCCACCGTATTCTTTGATCATTTTTGCCATTGTCTTGGGGGTTATGTTTAGCAAAGATAAAAAGAATATGTCATATATAGTGGTGTTGGGTACCCACTAGAAATTTCCCGGCGGGGCCCTCGGGGGAAACGGCTGATCGATCGATAGGGGGGGTCGGATTTTGAACTTTTGCCTAGGAATTTTTAGCTTTTTTCTAGCTGTGCTATGCTGTGCTATGCTAGGTTTTAATCATTGCGATTTATTGTGCCCCGCCATTTCATTAGTTATTTAACTATTTATCTAAATGCATTTCGGAAACGTTTAGACATTTATTTAATTATCGAACAATCGAGCGATAAGCATTTTTTCGCAAACACAAAACGCAACAAAATTGCGATTTAATCGCAGGCACTCAAACGCCTCTTTGCCCCCGTTGCATTTACCCCATCTCTTTAAATTTTTCTAAAATACTACCTATTTTTCCCCTCAAACAATTACCAACAAAAAAAATATTTTTATTGTACTTTTCCAATGATCAACAGCCCTGGCAATGCAGAAACGCAATATTTTTATTAAATTTCTATGAATTTCCAGTATATTGACCTATTTTTTTTCAACATATTTTTAACAAATTTTCATCAAAATATTTGCACAATAAAAAAAAGCCTCCTAGTATTGCATCAACAAACAGCAACACAAAAACATTTTTCACCTTATATCAATACTATTATGAAAACGTTATTAAGCAAAGGAACAACAAACGCAAAAACAGCAAAAAACATTTTAGAAACGCATATCCTTTATTTATCCCCGTATACACAAAACAGCAAAGGGGTAAATGTTTGTCCTAATGCTTCAATAGGTTGTATTTTTGGCTGTTTATTTACTGCGGGACGTGGTGCATTCAATAGCATACAGCAAGCCCGCCAAAATCGTACTGAATTTTATATCAATTCTAAAAAACAATTTTGTGAACAAATTGCAAAGGAATTAGAATTGTTAAACAAGAAAGCACAAAAGAAAGGGGCTAAAATTGCTGTTAGATTAAACGGCACTAGTGACCTTGATTTTATTGCAATTATCAAAAATCAAATCGGTTTAGATGTTTTGGAGGCATTCCAAAATTTAGAATTTTACGACTATACAAAGATTTTAGGCAAAGTAAAAAAGTATGCGGGATCTCGTTACAAATTGACCTTTTCAAGGGCTGAAAATAACGAGGCCGAAGCATTGCAAGCCCTTAGCTATGGCGTGCCCGTGTCCGTAGTATTTCACCACAAAAACGAGCTCCCACAAACCTACCTAGGAACAATCGTAATAGATGGCGATAAAGCGGACGATTTAATGCTTGATTCGGGTGCTGTTATCCTAGGGCTAAAAGCTAAAGGCAAAGCAAAGAAAGACAAAACGGGGTTTGTGGTTGCATAATCCCCTATCTAATAATTTAATCCTCAAACAAGATGCAAACTACCTTTATTTTTAACGTGTACACATACACAAACGAATTCGACTACATTGTAGCGACTAAAAAAATTGTAAAGCTTAAACGTGTAAACCTAAATACGTGTATTGAATACATGTATAAAAAATACCCAAGACATTTGGGCTTTGTATTCGAATTAAATAATCTAATTAATCACATCAAATAAATACAAAAATGAAAAATGCAATTCAATTAAAAAACGTAAAATTTTCTGAATGGAATTCAGAGGAAACAAATTGTTTTCAAGCTACGATTTATTTCAAAGGTAAGAAAGTAGGTATAGCCTATAATCAAGGGCATGGAGGGCCTACGGATATTCAGACCACTAACATGCAGGACTACAAAGAGATTAGAGACTATTGCAAAGCTTTTGCGGATGCAAACGAGGGGGAATATTATGACACGTTTACCCTTGTGGATATAATATTTGAGGATTGGTTAAAAGAGCACTATGAAAAGAAAGATAGGGCACGAATGGAAAAGAATTTCGAGAAGGGAATTTGTTATACCAAAGATGAAAGCAAAGGTACGTTTGCCATCATGACGTTTAATAGAGGCACGAGCAAAGTGACCATATCTCAAATGATTATGAACACAAGTGGCAGGGATATGCTCCGCAAAACCTGCGACAAATTAATTTCCGAAGGCAACAAAATACTCAATACTAACTTAAAATTTATTTAACCTAAAATAATATGAAAAATTACAGCACAATTGAATTGACAAAGGAGATATACTCAAGAGGGCTTGAGGTTATAGACCCAAAAGAGATTGCAACGCAAGGCGGGTTTACAATTGATGATGCCATCGATGCGATATCAGATTTAAATCGTAATACCCTACAGATGGATAATGAATTATCCCATGAGGTATTAATGCAAATCCTAAATGATACATTAGCATCTGCTGAAGTTCAAAGGTTTGTATACAATAAATTAAAAGATAATATTCAAACATATTTAGAAGCATAGAGATGGCAAGAAAGATAATTAATCAAGGCGAATATAGCCTACATGTGGTAGCATCTGATGCAGGTGTAATCATTGTAAAGGTGTTCAATCGGGAAACCCAGGACATACTGGAATGTTCAATTTTTACCGAGATCGATGATGCATTGACCGAATACATAGGTCAATACACTACAAAAACGCAATCAATTTTAAACTTTTTAAACACCTTATAAGATGCAGGATTTAATTAAACAAAAACTAGTAGAATTTCATGCCACTTGCGATGTAGATAAGTGGGGTCAAAAGGGTACATTAAGTATGTATGAAGTTTTCGGCAAGGATATGCATGAAATAAGAGACTATGTTAAAAAAAATAAAGGCATACTTAATGTATGCACATATTCTAGCAGGTTTGGACAATATGAAGGTATATGGGAGATTGTAGATGCCGACATAAAAGCGGAATGCACCAAAGCATTTGAAGACAACCCAAATCGCAAGCTTGCGATGACACGTTAATAATCAATTCTAAACTTTAAATACAATTTAAGATGGCAAATATTTGTTACAATTGGATGCAAGCTTTCGGGGATGCGGAGGCAATCCAAAAACTAGATGAAGACATGAGAATGAGTGATGACATGTATTCATTAGAAACAATATTAAATGATGGGACTGAACTTACATTCAGTTCAGAAACTAAGTGGTCACCACCCGAGGAGTGGATACAAAATACAAGCAAAGAATTTGGTGTACTTATCGAGTGCGAATACAGCGAGGCAGGTGCAGGTTTTGCAGGAAAGTTAAGCTACAAAGATGGTGTCAAAATTATGGACTTGCAGTTCGATTATCTAGAGGGTCGATATCATTTTATGGATTGGTTTGAGTTCATTGAAATGGAGGTGATGCATAGGTTAGATGATGCTGAGCCATTCGATGACTTCATCAAGCAGTTTGACTTCTGTACAGAAGAAGAGATTAAAGAATTAGAAGAATTATTTTTTGAATACGCAAACGAAGACTAAGATGAATGCTAAAGAACTTTTAAATTATCTATTGGAATTAGACAAGGTCTATGACCTATCAGGTGTAAGTCTTTACTATCGTGAGGACAGAGATTCAGATGTAGAAATTATTCACCATGTGGAGGAGGATTTGTATGATGGAGAAACAAATTCAGACTTGACATCAATTATGTTTTTAAATAATCCAAACGAAGACTAACATGAGATACTTTTTATTAGGTGTGGATGCAATCACATCATTCAAAAAACAAGACTATAGATTCTTGGTAGATTTCCAGGATAGATGGGAATTAGTAGGATTCGATCCCAACAAAGATGATGTGACTGAATTACTAGAGCATGTAATAGGATGGGATGCATACCTAGAGGTTAATGAATCTGATGTTAACGAAATTAATGGAGCAATTATAGTAGCTGAAAATAACATACTAGATTTTAATTAATAATAAGATGGGACTTACAAAGCACGAAGACATTTGGTCTTGCTACGAATGTGGCGAATTGCAAGGTCGGCATGACCTATGGTTTGATGGTGACATCTGTGAAAGATGTAATGCATTCAATGGAAAGAGAATTAGAATTGAGATGATGTATTTAGATTGGCTCAATAACTTTATCACCTTGCAAGCATTCGCTGATTACTACGAGATAAGCGATTTCAAAGCATTAAGAATTATATCAATTGGTAAACATATAAATGAATTAAAATATGAAACGAATATTAGTAGCTTGTGAGGAAAGCCAAGCAATAACAAAAGAGTTAAGAGCCTTAGGTCATGAGGCATTCAGTTGCGACCTATTGCCATGCAGTGGTGGTCATCCTGAGTGGCATATACAAGGGGATGTATTTGAGATTATTAATGATGGGTGGGATATAATGATTGCCCACCCACCATGTACGTTTCTTTCTGCTAGTGGTGCAGGGTGGTTATATCATCCCGATGATAAACATCTGCCAACCCAGGAGAGAAGACCTCATCCTAGATATCCTAATCGTATCAAGGATAGAGATCATGCGGTAGCATTTGCCAAGAGATTATATGAGTGTGATATTCCGTGCATCGCAATTGAGAATCCAATAGGCTCACTTTCTAGTCAATGGCGTAAGCCTGATCAAATTGTACAGCCATGGATGTTTGGTGATAAAGCAAGTAAGTCTACATGCTTTTGGTTGAAAGGGTTGCCTAAACTTGTACCTACAGATATAGTAGAGAAAGGGGAATTCTTTGAATGGACTGATAGTAAAACGGGTAAAACAAAAAAGCAACCTATGTGGTACTACAAAGCATTGAGCGAAGCCAAGACACCCGAGCAACGCAGAACATTACGCAGTAAAACTTTTCAAGGAATGGCCAAGGCCATCGCTAAACAATGGAGCAAATGACATACAACGAATGGTGCGAGTACGCTCAGTTTGGGCAGGCTTGCGAGTACAATAGAGATATAATAATTTTTGTGGAGCAATACAATAATGCAAAGCATCAGCAGTTTATAAACCAACTAGAAAATGATAGAGCAAATAGACAGATTCAGAGAACTGATAATTTCTGGCACGAAAGGGGGGACATTCTACCTACCGACCGCAACCAAACGTACGGTGCAAATGAAGTTTACTCGAGACCCGATCACCAAGAAATATATTCTCCAGTGCTACGATGGTAGCGATTGGTTATGGACTAGCTACGACAATATAAGTAAAAATTTAATCAGAGATTTCGATGAGATAATCTCACAATATACAGAAATATGAATTCACTATTTAAAATTTCCTACGGCTTATTTGCCCTAGCATTTATCAGCGGATTGTTAACGTATTTAACGGCCACATTTTTATTATTTACTGCGGGTGTTTTAGTATTATCAATGGCAGTGTATGTTGAAGATTTAAAAAAGAATAGCAATGGATAAGAAAGAAAAAACAATTGTGTACACTGCAATCTCAGTGTGGTTAGTATGGGCAGTGAGCCTATTCTTGTACGCTCATTATATTTTAAAGGTATGAATAAGAGAAAGCGTTTTGCAATTTTTATGATTGCTCTTTGGTTAATTACAATTGTGTTACTAATTATCATATGATATCAGATGTAGAAAAGATAGATAGAATCTCAAGGAGAATCTGCTATCGCCACCGAATTAGAAAGAAGGATATGTTTCTTAATACAAAGCTATCCCCTATTGTATCAGCTCGCCATCACTTCTATGCCTTATGTGAAAGCGAGGGTATAAAGTTATGGGAGATACAGAGATACTGCGAGAGGTATGGATATCCAATTGATCACTCGTCCATATTATATGGCATTAAAAAGATTAAAGAATTTGAGAAAAATCAAACGGGCACTACTAACCTGGTAACCGCTAAATCTAAACAAGAACTAGCTAGAGAAAGAGATGGAAGAAAAATTTAATTGCAAGGAAGTCTCAGAGATTGCCTTCAGACAATTTGTTATTGGTGTGTTAATAGGAATAGCGGGCACGCTTAGTGCATTAGCCTGCACGTACATTTTAATTAAACTATCGTGATGCAAAGAATAGCTAGATCGAGAGAAGGATTTGAGGAATCCAATACGGCTTGCCCATGGTGTGGGCACAAGCACGATGTGAATGTCTTACGTAAGATATTCGAACGCTCAAACAATGTGTGCACGATGCACACTACCTGCGATGATTGTGATAAGCGTGTGCGATTGCAACGCCACAAGTTAGGTCATTTTACTTTTTACAAATACATTGACTATAAAAAAAGACGCTTAATTAAATCTGGCCATGTGCCAGTTCTAAGAAATGGGACGCAAGATTACGCCTGATGGACTATTGTCCAAGACACGTAGACACCTTCGGGAGAGAGGGTTGCGGTATGCAAGTGTGGTAGGTGGTAAGAATCTATTGGTGCTTAAAGCATCAGGAGATTACCATTACCTACTCATCCAATTCGATGCTCTACCTGAGCATTGGTTGGAACAACAACGCTACTTTAACATTAAGATAGCTAGTGCTTTAAATTACGAGCAATTAACTAATGCAATAGACAGATATTTAGTATGACAACATTCATCGCTTTATTTATCATACATATCTTGGTGCTCGCACCACTTGTTTACTTATGGGTGAACGGCATAGATGATATGAATAAAAACCATCCTGATTATAAAGGTGAAGATTTTTTAAATTAAAATATAATGACACAAGAACAATTCAACGAGGCGTACGATACGCTATACAACCATGCGATGTCCATCAGAGAGGCAAAGCAACCTGAGTATACACTAGAGAATATAGATATTCTTAACAATTTTAAGGAGTCTGCTAAGCGTGCAGGTGTCACTCCATTACAAGTGTGGTCAATCTTTTTTGATAAGCAATTGAGCTCTATTCAGGCACACATCAAGAATCCTGATCTAAAACCTGCTGAACCTTTGTCATCAAGATTTGCAGATTTGTATAACTATTTATTGCTTGGCTATTGTTTATTCCAAGAAAAAAATTAAATTTGTCGTTCACTTTAATCTAATTTATTATGTCTAACAAATCAGTGTTCGAGCAGTTATCTGCTCTCAACCTCTCATCCAAAGTCGAGAAGAGAGGTCAATTATCTTACCTTTCTTGGGCTACTGCTTGGGCAGAATGCAAGAAATTATTTCCTGATATGACTCGTGTTGTGTATGAGTCAGAGACTGGGATGAATTACTTTTCAGATGGGGCTACGGCTTGGGTAAAGGTGGGTGTTACCATCAATGGCTTGGAGTACATTGACTACTTGCCAGTAATGAATCACATGAACAAGTCAATCCCATTAGCTAGTCTTACATCGTTCGATGTGAACAAAACTATTCAGCGTTCTACGGTGAAGGCGTTGGCATTACATGGCTTGGCTCTTAACATCTATGCCAAAGAAGATTTCCCTGAGGCAACCGATGGCACACCTGCTAAGGTGGTGGCTAAACCTGCGGGCAAGATTGCTCTTGCAGTAGGAGATGCGAACTGGGAGAAAGTAGTCAACTATGTTGTCGATAACATAGGATTAAAGTCTGAGGATGTGTTCAAGAACTTATCCAAGAAGTACGAATTATCTAATGAAGTTAAAAACGCAATTAATAAACTTAAGAAATAATGGGAATTTTAGAAACATTAAAGGACGATAAAGAGTATTACTCAGGTGTCGGCAAGCAGTACTTATCAAACTCTGATATCGGAGCATTATTGTACAACCCTACGCAGTATGGTGTGCCTAAAGAAAAGACTCCTGCTATGCTTGCAGGATCTTACTTTCACACGTTTATTCTTGAGCCAGAGAAGTTAAAAAACTTTGTGGCAGTGGATGCATCTACACGTACGACTAACTTGTACAAAGATGCATTGACCTCCTCGGGTGCTGACATGTTATTGCTTCAGAAAGAAGTTGATGACTGCGAGCGTATGGCTAAGGCGTTGATGGGTAACCTAACATTCTACGATATGATTCGTGACTCAGCTAATTCTTATGAAGTACCTGCTATCGGCGAGATTGGTGGCGTACAATGGAAAGGTAAGTCGGATATCGTAGGCGATGAGATTCTTATTGACCTAAAGACCACTGCTAACCTTGATGACTTTAAATTCTCTGCACGTAAGTATAACTACGACTCCCAGGCTTACATCTACAACCAATTATTCGGCAAGCCTATGGTGTTTATCGCAGTCGAGAAAGATAGCTGTCGCACGGGCTTATTTGAATGCTCGGATGAGTTCTTGGATCGTGGCAGAGAGAAGGTCTACAAGGCTATCGAGGTATACCAAAAGTTCTTTGGTCCGAATGCGACCGATGACATTACTCAGTATTTTAAATTAGAAACTTTATAATTATGGCAAAGTCTAAAAAAACAAATGAACATCAAGTATATTATGTTGCATCACCAGATATACTGGAGCCTGAGATTGAGGTATTTCCAGAGTTAACGGCAGATAATGCTATTGATTATGTTAGGGAAAATGAACCAAACATAAAAGAGATTTATCTGTACGAAGTTAAACTTATAGGTAAGTATAAAGTATCATATAATTTAGAAAAAGTAAACAATTAAACAAACAATAAATTATGGCACAATTAATTTCAGCATCTATTGATGTATCAAAAATCTCTAAAGACAAGTTAATCAAAGGAGACAAAGGCACGTACCTTAACATTACTATCTCTATCAATGATGAGGTAGACCAGTATGGAAACCAAGCAGGTATCTACGAGTCTCAATCTAAGGAAGAGCGTGAGGCTAAGGAGAAGAAGAACTACCTAGGTAATGGCAAGATTGCTTGGTCATCTGATGGTGGTACACCAGCAAAGAAAGCACCAGCTCCTGCACCAACTCCAACGGTGGAAGAGACTGACCTTCCTTTCTAATCTTGTGTACAAATGAACAAAATATGTGGGACTTAGATGAATATATATTTTTTCTTTTTAGATAAATTATTTTTTTCTCTTTTCTTATATATTTTGTTCACTTTGTACATAAAAGAATATAATATACTAATAATCAATTAGTTAACTAGTGTACAAATTAAAAATTTTGTACACAAAACAGTGTACAAAGTGCTCACTTTAATTAAAACGACGTGCAAGTAACTATTTTTTCTAACATAAAAGAGACATCTGTCCCATTCTATCGGGATGTCTTGGCTATACTCTCGAGAGTCAAGGAGGGTAAGTCCAAAGACATTGTCCGCAAGATTAGATTGGAGAAAGATAAGGAGCTACGTAACAAGCTCAAGCAAGAGTTGCCTGCGATATGTTTCTCAGGTACGTTCTCTAAGCGTGAAGACTCGGCTCTTATGGAGCATAGCGGTCTGATATGTTTAGACTTCGACAACTTCCCATCAAGTGATGAGATACTAGCCAAGAAAGATGAATTGGCTAATGACCCTTATACGTTTTCAGTTTTTATATCACCATCAGGTAATGGCCTAAAGGTATTGGTTAAGATACCAAAGGATGCAAGCAAGCACAAGTCATTCTTCAATGCACTGGAGGCTTACTATAACTGCGAGCAGTTTGATAAGACATCCAAGAATGTGTCACGTGTGTGCTACGAGTCATACGATCCTACCATCTTTGTTAATGTAAACTCTATCGAGTGGAACAAGGTGGATGATGCAGAGATTGACCACATGACTAAGGACATGCGACCAACCATTCCTATCGATGATGAGAACGAAATCATTAATAGACTAGCTAAATGGTGGGACAATAAGTTTGGCTTCGTGTCAGGTGCACGCAACAATAACTTGTTCGTGTTAGCTATGGCGTTCAACGAATATGGTGTATCTAAGTCTGAGGCTATGTATCGCATGATGGCATTTGCATCCGAGGACTTTACAACCAAGGAGATTCAAGGAATCATTGACTCAGCCTATCGACATACAGATAAGTATGCCACCAAGTATTTTGAGGACACCTCACGTGTTGACTTTGCAAAGAATCAACTAAGCCGTGGTGTGCCAAAAAAGGACATCCGTTCTCAACTTAAAGCCTCCGGTGTAGAGGACGGAACTATTGATTCAGTACTAACTAGAATCGAGGAGGAGCAAAGCAAGAATACATTTTGGACTAAGAGTGACAAGGGTGTGGTGACATTGATACACTACGAACTTAAGACATTCTTAGAAAACAATGGGTATCGCAAGTATGTGCCTGAGGGCAACAAGGGATTCATCTTTGTACGCATCAATCAGAACTTAATTGAGATGTGTACTGAGGATGACATCAAGGACTTTGTATTAAACCATATCCTTAATAACTTCCAGGATTTAAGTGTGTACAATTACTTTGCTGACAAGACTCGCTTCTTCAGGGAGGACTTCTTGTCTATGCTTGACTCGGTCAACATCTACTTTGTGGAGGACACAAAGGATGAGGCTTACTTATACTTCAAGAATGGTGTGGTCAAGGTAACTAAGAATCAAACTGTCCTTTTGAACTACGAGGATTTAGGTGGTTACGTATGGTCAGACCAAGTCATCCAACGTGACTTTATCTTCTGCCCCGCAGATGAGTGTGATTACAAAACATTCATTCGCAACATCGGTGGCAATGATGACCAACGTGTGGCATCCATCGAGTCTACCATAGGGTTCATCCTTCACGCATTTAAGAATGGTGGCTACTGCCCTGCGGTAATCATTAACGATGAGGTGATATCAGAGAATCCTGAGGGAGGTACTGGTAAGGGTCTGTTCATGAACGGCATCAGTCGGATGAAGAAAGCTGTCACCATTGATGGTAAGTCATTCTCGTTCGATAAGTCTTTTGCTTATCAGTTAGTGAGCACAGACACGCAGGTATTGGTGTTCGATGATGTGAAGAAGAACTTTGACTTTGAGCGTTTATTCTCGGTAGTCACTGAGGGTATCACAGTCGAGCGTAAGAACAAGGATGCGATAAAGATTCCATTCCATAAGTCACCCAAGGTGGTCATCACGACTAACTATGCTATCCAAGGTAAGGGTAACTCATTTGAGAGGCGTAAGTGGGAGATGGAGTTCAAGCAATTCTATTCTAAAGACTTCACACCTCAGGATGAGTTTGGTCGGTTATTGTTCAACGATTGGAGCCAAGATGACTGGTGTGCGTTCGATAACTACATGATCAAAGTATTGCAGGGCTACCTCAATACGGGATTGGTCAAGTGTAACTTTGTGAATCTTAAAGAACGTAAGTTCAGAGCAGAGACTAACGCTGAGTTTGCTGAGTGGGCTCACGAGTTTGGGCCATCATTCATACCAATGAATCAGCGATTCAGACCTGATGATGTGTTCGATAAATTCATAGCGGATAACAACGGCATGTTCCGTATGCTATCTAAGCAACGATTCAATTCGTGGCTACGTACCTACTGCTTGCATATGACAGGTAGCAACCCAGTAGAGGGTCGTGATGGTGCAGGGAAGTGGATGGTGTTCCCATTAAAAGAAGATAAACAACTAGAATTACTTTAACATGCCATACTTAAATCATAATATCCCAACACTAACTTGCTTTATAAGAAATGAGTTCTTGTTTAACCATACCAAGGGGCATGGAGAGCACACATTGTGTGACGTTCACTCGGTCGCATCAATAGAGAAGAGAATTCCTTTGTTTGAGGCATTCTTGGAGAACGGAGTTAACTGGACACGCAGACCTATTCACGCATTCTGCTGGAGAAAAGATGCTGAGGAGTTGCCACTAACCGAGTACATGTATTGGGACTGCTTTAGTTCATACGTAGATGTTCAGGTTAGAGCAAGGATGTCGGGACTGAGAGCAGATTTACTGTCCATCTCAGGGATCAAGAGACAAGGCACGTACTTATTTACATTGGACTGGGCATTTGAGAACAGAAGTATGTTAGATACTAATTTCTCTGAGACACCTGAGCACAAGTGTGGTCACGTATTCAAGATGGACAATGGCAATTACTTTATCTACCCAAACAATAGAATCATTTGGATGGATAACGCTTGGACTTATAACAGAATAGATAAGAACCCTGGCTATCAGATTGATATGTCGGTTTACTCTATTGAGAATAAGGCAGGCTACGAGACGGATTATAGTTACCTAACGGAGTTTAAACCACAAGACAATGCCTGATATAGCAATGTGTACGGGTGAACAATGCCAAAAGAAGCAGATGTGCTATAGGCACACAGCAAAAGCGAGTGACTACCAATCATATTTCATGACACCTCCTATCAAGGACGATGGTACGTGTGAGTATTATTGGGACAATATAGACTACCCACCTGAAGGGGCATTTCACATTAAATTAAAAGAAGATGGAAAATAAAACAGCAATGACTCACTTAATAGATAAGATATTAAGGATGCCTGAATCCAACATAAAAGGATTTTTAAACATATCTGGTCCTGCTTATATTGAGGCAGAGAAAGAGCAGATAATAAATGCTCGTATAGATGGTGATGAGCACCATACATTTAATTCTATGATGAGAGAGTCATACGCCAACGATTATTACAACGAAACATACGCAAATGATACAACTAAGGGATTACCAGAAGAAGATAGTAAGCGACGGGGTTGGCATTATTAAAGAGCACGGTCTGTTGTATCTTTCTATGGAGGTAAGGACAGGTAAGACCATGACATCACTAGCTATATGCGATGCATTAGGTGCTAAAGAAGTATTGTTCATCACCAAATTAAAGGTGGTGCCGGGTATTAAGAAAGATCATAAAGATTTAGGTTGTAACTTTAACCTTACGTGTGTAAACTATGAGTCATTACATAAACTTGAGGTGACAAATTGGAACCTCATAATTTGCGATGAAGCACACACTATGGGTGCATTCCCTAAGCCTAGCAAAAGAGCGAAGCAAGTTAAAGATTTGGTAAAAAAAGTTAACTCAAAGGTTATATTTTTATCGGGTACACCGACACCTGAGAGTTACTCTCAGATATACCACCAGCTTTATGTGCATCCTAACAACCCATTCAAATCTTATGCTAACTTTTACCGGTGGGCTAATGACTATGTTAAAGTAAAAATAAAGTACATAGGTGCAATGAAAGTTAATGACTACTCAGGTGCGTTGAAAGATAAAATTATGGATGCCATCAAGCATCTAATGATATCATTTACCCAAGAGAAAGCAGGCTTCACTACATCAGTAGAGGAGGCCGTACTTAGAATTGCTATGAGTCCTATGACTTATAAGTTAGCTAACAAGTTAAAGAAAGAGTCGGTTGTTCAGGGTGATGATGACACTATACTTGCTGACACTGGAGCCAAGATGATGAACAAGTTGCATCAGATGTACTCGGGAACCATCATCCTTGAGTCAGGCAGAAGACTAGTGTTTGATTACACCAAGGCTACCTACATCAAAGATCAGTTTAAGAACAAGAAGATAGGAATCTTTTATAAGTTCAAGGCTGAGTGGGATGCGTTGAAGTTTGTGTTCGGTGATGAACTGACTGATGACCTTGAGGAGTTCAATACAACTAGTAAGAACATTGCTCTTCAGATTGTATCAGGACGTGAGGGCATCAGCCTCCGTAACGCTGACTTCTTGGTGTACTATAATATAGACTTTAGTGCAACATCTTATTGGCAAAGCAAGGATAGGATGACCACCATCGACCGCAAGTTTAACAAGGTGTATTGGGTATTTACGATTGGAGGAATTGAAGAAAAGATTTACGAAGTGGTCCAACAAAAAAAGGATTACACTCTAAATTTTTTCAAGAAAGATTTCTTAAATTCGTAGCCCCATGTCAGAACAACAAATACAATCCAAACGAATTAAGCAACTAGAGAAAGAAGGGTACTATGTTCTTAAGTTAATTAAGACTAACAAGAACGGCATCCCTGACTTATTAGCTTTGCATCCGACCAAGGGAGTTTTGTTTAGCGAGGTGAAGACACCAACAGGAAAAGTATCAGACTTACAAAAATTTAGACTAAATGAACTCAGAAAACACGGATTTAGTGTCGAGGTATTTCGAGGAGAGACAAATGGTAGCAGTACCACAGAGTCTTTTCAAATGGATGAGCTCGATGCGGGAGGATACTTTTGATCAGATAGCTGATGCAATGGTTCACTTCTCTAATGAATTAGACAGAGATATTGAACGTGTAATTGCGTTCAGTGTTGTCGAAGAAGAGCCTAAGTATTTTAGGTTTTACGCTTCTGAAGGTGAGATATATCTTGACCATAAAGAAGAACCAGATAAGGTGGTTACAGTCGAATTGCTTGAGCAAATAGACATTGACCAGTTCTTGGATGAGATATCAGATGGGAACTTAATAGTTAAAGACAAAACAATAAAACGATTTATAGCATCTTATGAGTTTATTTGAAAAACGTATTGCATACAAACCCTTCGAGTACCCAGAGTATTACACAGAAGGATGGCTGAAGCAAGCCCAAGCATTCTGGTTACACACAGAGATTCCTATGTCATCCGATGTAAAAGATTGGAATGAGAATCTAACAGAGAATGAGAAGCACGTGGTAGGTAATATCCTACTAGGCTTTGCTCAAACAGAATGTGCTGTGTCTGACTATTGGACAGGTATGGTAACTGATTGGTTTCCTAAGTATGAAATCATTCAGATGGCTATGATGTTCGGAGCTCAGGAGACTGTTCACGCCACAGCGTACTCATATCTTAACGACACGCTAGGATTAACAGACTATGAAGGGTTTATGCATGAGCCTGCAATATCGGGCCGCATAGAGGCTTTAACCGCTATCCCTAATCATTACAACTATAAGATTCTTTGCACGAGTGCACCAGCTCGTAGAGATGTGGCTAGGTCACTAGCTATCTTCTCAGCATTCACTGAGGGTGTTGCATTGTATAGTTCATTCGCTGTGTTATATTCATTCCAATTGAACAACAAACTAAAAGGTGTTGGACAACAGATGAAATGGTCCGTAAGAGATGAGGCTCTTCATTCTAAGATGGGGTGTCAATTGTTCCGTCATATGTGTGAGGAGTTCCCTGACCTGAAGACAGATGCAAAGGATGCTATCATTGAAGCGGCTAAGTTAACCTTAGATATGGAGATGAAATTCATCGACAAGATATTTGAAAGAGGTGACTTAGAAAACTTAAAGGCTTACGACCTTAAACATTTTATGCACAAACGCATCAACGATAAGTTAGTAGAGTTAGGCTATGACCCTATCTTTGCTTACGATCCTGCGGCCGCTGAACAATTAGATTGGTTCTACCAATTGACAGCAGGCGTTGAGCACTCAGATTTTTTTGCAACCAGACCAACAGCTTACAGCAAAGCCAATGAAGGCGAGGACTGGAGTGACATGTTTTAACTTAAACTAAATATAATAACAATGGAAGAATTATCTTTTGACCAACTAATTATTAATGTACATGACTGGGCTAATGACAAAGGTTTGATTGACCCATCATTTGTAAAGTCTCAATTTGTAAAAGTAATTGAGGAGCTGGGCGAAGCGGCCTCCGCTATCAGCAAGAACAAGCCTGATGAATTGATCGACGGCTTAGGTGACACGTTCGTTACTCTTATCATCTTGACAATGCAATGTGGATTAACCCCACAAGAAGCATTGAACTCCGCATGGAATGAGATTAAGCATCGCAAAGGAAAAACAACTAACGGAGTCTTTATAAAGGAATGATAAAGCACCATCCTATCCATGAGCAAGACCTAATAGATTTAGGTTTTGAGAAAGTCCTTGTCTCTCAACATGAGTCAGGATACCCGGAAGACTTTTATTATTACTTATATGTAGTATCTAGGCATACATCATTAATAACAAATGCAGACGATGAGGCGAAACTTAGTACATGGAAGGCTTATATATTTGATGATGAGTATATGTACTTTGATGAGATAGAGCCGCTAACAAATTTTTTAACATCATTTAGCTATGCCAAATTCCCCAATAAAAATGGAGATAGTGTTGCCCGATAAGTCAACCGCTTCGATAGATGCAAGTAGCTCAGAGAGTGCTGTGCAAATGATAGAATTTTTACTTGAACTAATTAAATCTTTAGAAAATGATTAATCACGCAGAGAACCTAGGATGGGAACTAGATGTAGACTTCCCAGCTTGGGGTAACTCACCCGAATACGTAAAGACAATCTCAGGTGGATACCTGCTTACAGGAGAGAAACCAATAAATGCATATGCACGTGTGTCTCGTGCTGTAGCTGATAGACTTGGTAAGCCTGAGATGGCTGACAAGTTCTTTCAATACATCTGGAATGGATGGTTAAACCTAGCAACACCTGTACTATCTAACACAGGCACTGATCGTGGCTTACCTATCTCTTGTTATGGTATTGACATAGCTGACTCAGTTTATGACATTGGTACTAAGAACTTAGAGATGATGCTACTTGCAAAGCACGGGGGTGGAGTAGGCGTAGGCTTTAATCGCATCCGTCCTGCAGGATCAAAGATATCTAAGAACGGAACATCTGATGGTGTTATCCCATTCACTAAAATCTTTGACTCTACTATTCTTGCAACATCACAAGGTAATGTTCGTCGTGGTGCAGCATCTAGTAACCTTAACATTGAGCACAAAGACTTTGAGGATTGGTTAGAAATCCGTGAGCCTAAGGGTGATGTAAATCGCCAGTGCTTGAACCTACACCAGTGTGCTGTGGTGGGCGACAAGTTTATGCGTAAGCTAGAAGATGGTGACCCAGATGCACGTCGCAAATGGGGTAAGTTATTACAGAAGCGTAAGGCTACTGGTGAGCCATACATCATGTTCAAAGGCAACGTGAACAAACAAAACCCTGAGGCTTACAAGAAGAATAGCTTGAAGGTTTACATGACTAACATATGCTCAGAGATCGTGTTGCATACAGATGAGAGCCACAGCTTCGTGTGCTGTCTATCATCAGTCAACTTAGCTAAGTATGACGAGTGGAAAGACACAGACTTAATCTATGTAGCTACATGGTTCCTAGATGGTGTGCTTGAAGAGTTTATTCAGAAAGCTAAGAATATGAAAGGCTTTGAGAATGTAGTTCGCTTTGCTGAGAAAGGTCGTGCTATTGGATTAGGTGTTCTAGGATGGCATACATACTTACAACAGAAAGGTATTCCATTCGAAGGATTGCTTGCTCAGTTTGAGACACGTAAGATATTCTCTCAAATTAAGATTGAGTCTGAGCGTGCATCACGTGATATGGCTATAGAATATGGCGAGCCATTGTGGTGTGTAGAAACAGGAATGCGTAACACACACTTACGTGCTATTGCTCCTACGGTATCTAACTCTAAACTAAGCGGTAACGTATCAGCTGGGGTTGAACCTTGGGCCGCTAACGTATTCACAGACCAATCAGCTAAGGGTACATTCATCCGCAAGAACAGAGAGCTTGAAAAAGTGTTGAAGAAGATTGGTATTAATACTAAGGAGATATGGGATAAGATTCTTGCCGATGGTGGATCAATACAAGACATTGCTGAACTAGATAATTGGTTCTATGTGAACGGGAAGTTGACTGAGAATCCTGAAGGCGATGACCACATCCCAGTTAAGGATGTATTCAAAACATTCAAGGAGATTAACCAATTAGAATTAATTAAACAAGCAGGTATCCGTCAGCAGTACATTGACCAATCTGTTTCATTGAACTTGGCATTCCCATCTCAAGCTACACCTAAGTGGATTAACCAGGTTCACATGGAGGCTTGGAGACAACGCATCAAGACATTGTATTACATGCGTACTGAGTCTGTATTGCGTGCTGATATTGCTACACGTGCAACGGATCCGGACTGCTTATCTTGTGATGGTTAATAAGGTTTACCCATTTAAAACCACTCAGGCTTTGGTCGGTGGTGTCCTTGAAAATGGGTTCTTATAAATTTTTTATTAAAAATGTACAAGTAATTAGATATTTAACTAAATTTACAAAGGTTAAAGTGATAATTTTTTTGAAGGGGAGGTGTTTATCGTTTTACACTTCCCCTTTATTTGTTTATGAAAGAGCATATTGACTATACTAACACAACAATTCGCTTCATCAATAAGATGACAGACGAGATATATGAGGCTCTTATGGACAAAGAGTACGAAGACCTTCAAGACTCTATTTCAATTCTAATCGAAAAATTAAATCAATTACGTGATGAAACCTTACCTAGAATACGCACTAGAACTACACCAACAGGGCGACCTTAACAAAGCCGACATTGCTAGAAGAGTACAAGAACACTACAGTATGCACGATCGCAATGTAGATACTCTTCGCAAAAGAATTTCAGAATATATTTTAAAGACAGAACATCGCAGCCTAAACGATGAGTGTGATAAAGAAGGTGCACCAATCGGTGAAGTATCGCACTACTGGCTGAAGACTGATAAGCAGTCTATTTTTGTCAAGGTTGATAAGAAAGACCCGGTGCAAACGTATCATGACATGCGAGCTGATATCGTGGCTGAGATGCAAAAGCACGCACCTGTATACCCTAAGTTAGATCGCAGTAATATTCAGGATGGTCACCTATTAGTAGTTGACCCAGCTGATATTCACATCGGCAAGTTAGCATCCTCTTTTGAGACTGGTGATGACTACAATAATCAGATTGCTGTTCAGCGTGTACTTGATGGTGTACGTGGAATTGTACAGAAAGCATCTGGTTTTAACATCGACAAGATTCTTTTTGTAGGCGGCAACGACATTCTTCACATAGACACCCCAAAACGTACGACTACGAGCGGAACTCCACAGGACACGGATGGAATGTGGTACGACAACTTTAGAGTCGCTAAGAAGCTATATATCGAGGTCATCGAGATGTTGATTGGTATAGCTGACGTTCACTTTGTATTTAATCCATCAAACCATGACTACACTAATGGCTTCTTTTTAGCCGATGCAATCGAGTCTTGGTTCCATAATAATCCAAACATAACATTTGATTGCTCTATTGCCCACCGTAAGTACACTCAGTATGGCTCAAACCTAATTGGCACAACACACGGAGACGGGGCTAAGGTATCAGACTTACCCCTATTAATGGCTCATGAAGCAAGTAAAGAGTGGGCAGAATCAAAACACCGCTACATTTATACTCATCACGTGCACCACAAGTCTTCTAAGGATTATATGGGCGTTTGCGTCGAGTCTCTCCGATCTCCCAGTGGTACCGATAGTTGGCACCATCGTTCCGGATATCAGCATTCTCCCAAAGCTGTTGAGGGCTTCATTCACCACAAAGAGAATGGACAAGTTGCAAGGCTAGTAAATATATTTTAGTATTTTTGTGAAAATATAAGATTATGACAGTTCAAGAATACGTTAGTGCATTAATGGAGATTGAGAATGTATCTCACATCGCACACTTACAGACATCATCATTTGCAGAACACAAAGCTTTGAATGAATTATATGACGGCATCGTTGACCAGTTCGACGCTTACGTTGAAGCATACCAAGGGAAGTATGGTATCATCAAAGGATATAAGTCTTTCAAATTAGAAGAAGGTGTTGATATGGTATCTTATTTAAAAGAAAAGATGACAGCATTTGAAGGATACCGTGGTTCATTAACTGATGGCTACTTACAACAAATGGTTGACAATACACAAGAATTGTTGAGTTCAACTTTATACAAGTTAAGATTTTTAAGTTAGAATTGCGTATAAGGTGATTAATTAAAAAGGGGGCTCTTGGCCCCCATTTTTATTTTAGAACTTCATCTTTTTGTTTGATTTCGATTTAGATTTTTCTTCTTTATTTTTCTTTTTACTCATTAAAGCTTGCTTCTTTATAATCTTCTCGATGTTTGTTCCATAGCTTAATAACTCTCTTGGTCCTAATGTACTAGCAGTTACAGCCCTAGGTATCAAAGATAATTTTAGTTGTTTCTTCTGCTCCTCTGTATATTCTGTTTTGTTTCCATACTTATCAGTGAAGTAACCTTTATCTGCTTCTTTATACGTTTGGTAAATCTTATACAATGTTTCATAAGCAACATTCGGAACGCCACCAATTAAAGACATCAAACCCTCACCTTCTTTAGGATCCTTTACATAGAATCTAAATGGAGCCTCTAACCTTTCTTTTTTCTTAGCTAACTCTTTCTCTTCTAAAGTCTTTTTAGGCTTACGTTTACCTTTCAACTTCTTTCCTAAGAATGATTCAGTATTATTTTTCTTAGCTTCTTTCTCAGCTTCTTTTTTAGCTTTTAGTTGCTCATCTGGAGTACCTCCCTCAATCATATCTAAAGCTGAATTAAGGCTTAATAATATCAAATCAGATGTAAATTCAGGTAAATTAATGGCAAATTCATTAAAAAGTTTACCATAAAATATTTTGTCCTTAAATTGTTCATCCAATAACTTATCTTCCTCATCTCTATCATCTCCACCTAAAGAAGCGTATGCTCCTGCAAGTAATAATCCTTGTATACCTCTTTGAACCCATTCGAATATATATGATTCAGCAATACCGGATGCTAACGATTGTAAGGCAACAGCTTTATCTTGAATGTTAGAGTTTTTAGACGTAAGTATTGTTATGTTTCTTGCATTCTTATCCTTTAAGTTAAATTGATAGGACGCAAATGGAAATGCTAATTGACGAATAATTTTTGTAGTTGGATTTTTAGATGCAAGCAACTTTCCTCCTAACTCGGACACGTTCATATTTTGCTGATCTTGAACCATATATTCAGCATAATCAGCAGCCTCCTCGTTTATCTCGTGATTTTTCCAATCAATGTTTGTATCTAAGCCTAAATCTTTTAGTTTTTTTCTATAATAAGCAAACCAAGAAACTTTAGCCACAAAAACGTCAGGCTTTTTTAAGAATGTTTCAATATAAAAGTCACTTATATTGGAAGCAGCATCTACTAATTGATTTACATTCTTGTTTTTATTTCTTTCTATTAAATTCTCTGCAAAGTCTATGGATGTTTGGGACTCTGCACCACGCAAAGAAATACCATATCCAGATTCATTCAATGCTTTAATAGCATCGTCATTCATATAATCTGCAAAACTCATAAGATAAGCTTGTGGATCATCAACAGTATTGATTAATGTATTGAATGTCATAGGCAATGATTGCTTAACAGCAGCATTCATAGATCCTAATCCAATTTTTGTACCCACACGGCTTACAGTAGATAAAATCTTAGAAGCAATCTTAGTTTCATATAAACTAGATGTGTCTGATCGTTCTCTTAACGCATTTATATTAAACATCAAACGATCCTTAATCATTTGTCTTTGATCGTAATCAGGAATCATTTCCTTAAATGCATTTGAATTTACATAACCCATATATTGCTGAACAAAAGGCGTTGTTCTTACATCTATAATAGTTCTTTCTAGAGCTCTTATATTATTAGAATCAAAGTCATAGTCTCTAACACGGGAAACCTCATTGCCAGATTTAGGCAATCCTTTTATTTTTTTACTCTTTTGTAAAGTACCTACACGTTCAGTTCTTATCGCATCAAAATTCATCTTAAATGAACCTTTAGTCAATAAATCACTATCCTTATCTGTTGATAACTTTTCATACATTTCAGGTGTATAGTTTATATCCTCATCTAAAACTATACCATAATAATCAGCAGCAATTCTTTTGAATTCAGGGTAGTATTTTTTCCATTCATTTTGGAATTCCTGTACAGCAGTTTGATTGATAGGATCAATCTCTTTCTTAACCCCATCAATATCTTTTTTACCTTTTATTTTTTGATATACCTGGTCATATAAGTCAGCTTTCTTACCCAATAAACTATTCTTTGTCTTTCTTAACTCTTCAATTGTAAGACGTAATTGATCCATCTTTCTGTCAAACTCTTCTTTAACTTGTTCTGGAGTTCCGTTTAGAATATTTCTAGATAAGTCAGCAAATATGCCACGCTCGTATGCGTTGTATGCGGTATAGAAATCTTGGTTATTTGGTCTAGAGCCTTTGAATCTTTCTGAGTATTTATCAGCAAATTTATTAGCGATATTTTTACCATCAACAAATCCTTTAACAATTCCGGAGAATCCAGAATCTCTTAAAAACTTAATACCTTTAGCAGTGCTTCTAAACATATTAACAACCAAAGAATCAACCTTTGATACATAACGTCCCCATAAGGAACTATATACTTTACCCAAAAGAGGAATACGCCCTACCAACCCATAGATTAAAGGCTGTGCAACTAAGCCTGCGTTTAAATCCTTTTCGGCATTCATAACACCTTCATATGACTTATAAACAGCTCCCATTTGAGTTGTAATACCGTTGACGATTAAGTTCTCTAATGCATTTACAGCGGCCAATTGTTTATCAAGAGGCAACGCTTCAATATCCATATTTAAGAAATTGTTAATCAAATCAAAATCGGCATCCAATTCATCAATCTCTCCATCGGCCATCATATCACGTACAACATCAGAGAACCCCTCAAAGGCATTCTTAGTATACGCTTTTACGATTTCAGACTTAGTAGATTCCGCATTTTCTACATTCTCTTCTACAGATGATATGTAATCTTGGATAGCTTCTAATGACATTGTATCGTCAATTAGTTTAGCATCTACTAAATATTGGTATTGATCTAATAAGATATTTTTATTTATCTCATCTTGGATATCTTTCTGCTCTTTAACATAGTCGTTTATCTCAGACAATACAGCTGCACGTCTTGCTAATACTTCTCCATTAACTACTTTTATACCACGTACAGCATTAAATACTTGTTCAGCATAATCAATATACTCATCAATATCTTCTACTAATCCTGGTCTAATAGATACAAGTGCTTTTGCTGCAATCTTAATATCATCAACTACAGTATCTGACTTAATAGCTGTTTTAATTTTGCTTCTTAAATCATTAGCTTGAGCCACCTTAGCTGCATACTCAGCATTATCTAGTACACGTTCAACTCTATTAAAGAAATTTTCACGTACAGTAGGGTTCATTAAATTAGATTTTAATCCATTTAATAAAACATTTGCCTGAGCTTGAGTTAATTTATTTCCTTTTTGAAGTGACTTTATTTTAGCTACAGCATTAGCAATACTTGTTTGAACTGCTTTAGTAGCAACCTTTGCTCCTTTAGCTTCTGCCTTTAATGTAGCTTTTAATGCATCCAATTCATTGATAGCAATCTTATCTAAAGACCCCTTTAGAATACTATTTACTTTCTCTATGAATTTTTTTCTAGCATCTACTGTATCAAGTTTTTTACCTAATGCATTGAATAAAATATTAAGCTCTCTTTTGCTTAATGCACCTTGAATATTTTTCTTTACATAATCATTGATAAGCTTTCTTGCTTTTTCTGCAAAGTCAAATCCTGTTTTAGCAGCCTTAGATTCTAATCTTAACTTTTCTTTTAATCCTGTAACCTCATTAACAGGAATTTTCTTACCAGGCTCTTGACCTAATATCTTTTTAGCTGACGGAGCTTTCTTCCCCTTTTGGGGTTGAACAGGTTCTTCTTCTGTTACTTGCTCAACTACTTCTTCAGGCTGAACTTCTTCAGTAACTGTAACCGTTGGGCCACCGGTAACTTGCTCAGTGACTCCTTGAGTTGTTGGAGTTTGCTCGATGGCTCCGATGACTTCATCGATGTCTTGTTCTGTTGCATTTTGCTCAAAGTTTTTAAGTGTGTATTGGTAAGCTATTTCTTGAGCACGTTGCCCACGAATAGTTCTCTTTTGATTATTGTCAGTATCTAAATTTACTGATATAACATTTCCATTCTCATCGTAATTAATAGCGGCCATTGGATCGCTATAATTATTCAGTAAAGTATTACCCTCTATAGTTACAGAGTTGTCATCATTTACTGTAATCTCTAAAGGAGCTTCTTCAGATAAACCTAATTCTTCTAAAGATTGGTCTTGTATATCTTTGATATTACCAAGTTCAGTAATTCTATCATCAGATTCAAACACAACTGTTCCATTATCTTCAGTATATAGACTACCTCTTTTACCATTTAAAGTAAATACTTTTGGTTTATTTACAGCATCAATTATTGTTACAGCTGTAGTTATAACTTCTTCTTCAGTAGGTGTTACTTCTTCGGCTTTGACTTCTTCGGTAGTGACTTCAGGTTCTGCTTGGGGTTCTCCTTTCGCCATTTCTCCGCTAACTCCGGCTTCTGGCTGTACAGGTACTTCACTTGTTGTTTGCTCTTGAATGGCATTTTCTGGAATTTTAGATAGTTGTTCGTTATTTTTATTTATTATCCCTTGCTTGCTTTCAATTTCAGCAGCAATGTTTTTAACTAATTGAGGATTCTTATCTGCCATATAAGCTGATAAATCATCAATCTCATTTTGCACTTTTTGATTCTGTGCAATTAAAGCAAAAGCTTCCCTTTGTCCTTTAACAGAAAGATTTTCAGGTATTTCTTGTAATATTTTTCTGCTACTAGCTAGTTCTTTTGCAGATGCTTTAGCCTGTTCTTCAGTAATCTTACCCTCAATAACTTGCACGTGTAAGTCAGCTAAAGTGGCAGTCATATGGTTGTCATCCAACATTAAGTCTCTCCACTCTTCAAAGTCAGCATCACTCATTTGTTTTCCAGACAAAGCTCTTTGAGCACCAGCAATTGTACCACCCATAATAAGACCACCTAAGCCCTCTACATGTGCATCGTATAAAACCTTATCTAAAAATTCACCTGAAAGTAATTTAGGATTTTCAAATAAGTCAATATTATTTGCCTTATCATAAATTTCCTTAGTAACAATTTCTGTAGCGGACTGAAGACCACCTGTTTCAAATTCACTTAAGTAGGCTTTTGCTGCTGTAGTTCCACCTTGTAGAATCATCTTGCCTACGGTACTTTCTGCAACCTTTTTAGTAGCTAATTCTATAGCTCCTAACGTAGCATTTTTAGGTACCTGAGACAATACCATATTAGTGAATCTACCCAACAAAGGTGTGCCTTTCCCTAATACATTTCTAAATCCATAATCTTCTAAGAACCCAGATACAATCGCAATAGGAAGTGTTATCTTCTTTCTTTCGTTTTCATCCATTGAAGCTGTTGCAGGATTATTATCCATCTCTTCATTTAGATTAGCATACATTTGCATTGCACCTGTAGCGAAACGACCATATCCACCTGAAGCCATCATAGGTATACTTTCAGCAACACCTAATACAGCTTGAGGAATATCACCTGATTTCTTTTTTTCTTGAATAAATTCCTCAGTAGTTCCCTCAGATTTTATTCCCTCATATCCTTTCTTTAAAATTGGCTTGAACTCATTAATAACTTCTTTCTTAGAAAGATCTTTAACTTTTGTTTGTATTTGATCTTCGGTAAGCTTGCCCTTTGATTCTTTAATTACTTTGTTTCTTAACTCAGCTTCTTTTTCTTTACTTGCATAAGGTATTCCCATTAAATCAAGTATTTCAATACCTGCATCAATGGTTGCCCTTTGCATACCTTGGCCATACTTTTCGAATCCAGTTACAACAGAATTCCAAAGAGCACCACCCCAATTACCTTGCTTGGCTTTTTCCGCATAATTTTGAGTGACTAATTTATTTAATCCCTTTACATCTTGATTTAACTGTGTAACATCTTTGTTAACAGTTTCAGACTCTTTGTTTAATAATGCTTTTTGATTTTCTAATGCAGCAACCTTAGCATTGACCGATGGGTCATTAGGGTTTAATTCAATGTAGGCATTTAATTCATCATATTGCTTAGACAACAAATCAGCTCTTTTCTTTAAGTCTGATTGCTTAATAGATAAATCTTTTGATTTACTACCTAACGCTTTACCAATATAATTAACATCCTTAGTAACGCTTCCTTTAGGAGCAAAAAAAACAGGATTGGTGTAATCGAATTTATTCTTCTTTTTTGATGGGTCTATTAACAACAGACCCTGGCTTTCTCCTTGTGTAGGAGATTTTAATATAGAACCCTTTTGCTGAGGAACCGTAGGCGAAACAGATTCTCCAGAAACTGAAATAACTTCTTCTGTAGGTTGTGACGGATTTTTTTTTTTATCACTCCAGAATTGACTCACAAATTCATCTTGTGATTTTGTGTATAACTTTTGAGAACTTAAAGCATTATATAATTCCTTTTGTCCCTCTGGCGTACCAAATTGATCAATAAATTCATTATATGATTTAGTATATAATTTTTCAGCACTTAACTTATTATATAATGTTTTACCGTTATCCATTAATTATTTCTTTTTTGTTGCGTTTACATTATCCAATAAACCTACTGTCTTAGTTTTAGCTTTAGATTCTACCTTAGGCTTCGCAGTTGAAGTTGGTGCAGGTTTACCACCTGACAAAAGTAACCAATCTTTCTCAATAATTCCGCTCTTTTTGGATGGATGAATAGCTTTAAATGTACTTTTTAAATCAGTTACTGTATATACAGCCTTACCATTAGCATCAACATATTTAACACCACCCGGTATATTTACGATATTTACGATTGTATAACCCTTGTCATTCAAATCATTTGCCATATCTTTTGCGGCTTGGCTATCTTTACCGTTTGTTTGTATATCGGCTAGATTGTTTACAGCTACTTGTCTTAATGTGGCTCTATTAGTGTCAGTAACATTAGGCTTAGTACCTCCACCTGATGCTTTAGGAGCATTAGGATTAGTTGTCAATGATTTCTTTTGTCCTGTTTTAGCAGCAATTAATTGATCCAAACTACCTACTGCCTCTTGTTTCATTTTATCATCAATGACAGGTGTTGGAAATCCACTAGGATCTTTTGTTATTAATATAAGTTTTGCATCAGGATTAGTTTTTAGTTTCTCCTTTTTTTCTGCTTCTGTTCTATAAAAATCATACCCCTCTCTTTCAGCAAGCACACGTGCTACATCATAAGGCGTAGCTACATAACTAGCAATAAATTTATCCTTAGCATTCTTGTATTCAGGATTGCTTTCCATAGAAGATGTTTTGAGTAAACCTCTAGCACCTAAGTTAGATAATACATCATAAGTAGCTACTTTAAATTTATCAGCAGCTAAATCGTAATTAACAATATCATCTTGGAATTTATCATATCTAGCTACAATACCAGGTGTTGCTTCAGTCCCTTCAATAACTTTATTTGTATTAGGATCGATCTTAGCAAACATCAATCTCTTGTCTTTTATGATTGGTGATGTATTTTCTAAATCTCCGGTTTGCAAAAACATCTCATTTAGATATCTTCCTAATGGGGATTGCTTATCAGCATCTGCAATGATTTTTTGTTCTGCACTAGCATATCCATCAATAGAAGCCTTTAAGTCATTTATATCTTGTACTAGATTCTCTCTTTCAATCTTGGCATCCATATTAGTTATCTTGCCAAGTTTCTGCATATTTTGTAATTCTTGCAATCTATTTGCAACACCCTCTACAGACTTAAACTTTATCTCTTTTATAGTAGGTGCAGCCACAGACTTAAACCCAGACCGAAGAGGGGCCATAGCCTTTTCTGTTTCTGAAGCTAATGCTAAGTCTTCTTTTTCTTGAAGTTTTTCTTGTTGCAATAAAGCTTTTTCTTCCTCTTGTCTTTTTCTGTCTTGCAATTCAATAACATTGGAAATTAATCCAGTGCCAATTTTACCAAAATCAATTGGTTGAGATGCTACATATCCTGCGTATTCTGCCATAATTATCTTGGTGGGAATGTTGGTAATTTATTAATTGTTGGATTTTGATAATATCCACCCATTAAACCACTTGGTATAGAAAAATCAGATCCTAAAGGATTAGAACTTAATTCTTTTGAATAAGCACTTGCTGCTTGACCAAAAGCAGTATTACCTAATGTACCTTTCTTACCATAGATATCTTTATATGCAGCTAATGTAGCAATATCAGAAGCACCTTGAGCTAATCCACCAATACCTGCAGCAATATTACTAGCCCCTTCAGCAGCGGCAACCTGAGCACCTTGTATTCTACTTTGAGCTAATCCTGCTTCTCTGTTAACTCGGTTAGATTCTAGTTGCTGTGCATTTTGAGCTCTTGCTAAATTACGAGCATACTGTGCTTCTTGTGCTTGTGCGGCTAACTGTAAGTCTTCTGCTTGTGCTTGTTGATTTGCAGCAGTTAATCCACCAAGGACTGTTGCTGCTCCTCCTTGTTGCAAAGCTTCAATATTACTAGCCTGCCTTGCTTGTAAATTTTGTTGAGCTAATTCAAGGCCCAATGTAGGTACTTGTATCTCATTAAACTTATTGCCTTCTTGAATAGAAGCATATTGTTGTGCAGCTTTTGCTGCTGCACTATTTGCATCTGATCTTGCTTTTGAACCTTGGTATATTTGATACCCAGACCCTAAAGCCGATATTCCTAAACCTATAGCGGCAGCTGTTCCTATTGCCATATTATAATAATTTTATCATTTCGGTACACCCATCTTGCGTCTTATTAAATCCGCAATTTTCATATTTATCTATTAAACTTTTGTTTCGTAAAACAGTCCATACGGCTTTGTGGCCGGACTCTTTACAAGCAATAGATATGGATTCAATTAAAAATTCAATTGCATCCTTTCTGTCTTTTTCCTTATATTCAAAATTAGATATAATGAACTCACAAAATGCAATACCAGAATTAGTAAAATAAGCAAAGCCTGCACATATATTAACATCACCCTTTGAAACCATAAATCCACCCAATCCATTATTAGGTAGCATTTCTTTAGCAGGTGCTTGCCATCTCCAATCTTTCCACCAATTTACTAATACATTATCGTAGTCACTTTCGTTTAGTAACCTTATATTAAATTCCATTCTACAAATATAATTAAATTATCAAGGATAACTCTTGAATACATCAGAAGTTACCATATACATTTCTGTGTAAGTTGTGTCGCTATTTACAAACTCTACACTCAAATAAGTTCCTCTTGTTGGACTAGACTCAGCGACAGGGCTCTTCTCATATAGAATAAAGCTACCATTTGTCGGTGCGGTGCCAGTCACACTCACGGTTATTGTAGTTGCAGTGTGTGCAGTAATTGTACCAATAATACGTAATGTAGATCCATCAAGCCAATAAAGTTTATCTCCTGTGCTAACAATGCTTCCAATATTAAACGCAAATGTTAAAACTCCAGCCACATATGTGGTTACATTCCCAACACCTTGAGCAGAAGTATATGATAAATCATTGTCATCGGATGGTCTTCTAATATAACCATACCAAGTCCCCTCTTTTAAGTCGTAATAACTTGCGTCAATATATCCTACCCCTTGGTCTGATATAATATCAGTATCCCAAGCTGTAGTTGAATTTGTAGCTATGGTTTTGAACGACTTTGTTTGAGATGGCTCGTTATTAAATATGGTTGTTATTTTAGAATCATATTGGACTCCATAATAATTATTTCTAACAGTGTTAGAATTATGTTTATATAGATTCCCATTCTTAAATGTGTACAAATAATTATTCATAGACACCATCCACTCAGGTAAATATGAGTGGTATGATGTCCATCCTGTTGACTTAGGAGAATATGTAATTGTATAGTTTGCCATATGTTTGCAAATTTACTTATTTAAATATTATGGACAACTATAGAACGATGTAATTTGAATCGAACCGTTATACCCAGGAGGAACCGTGCTTTGTGTAAGCGTAGCTCCTGTGTATGTATAGAATGTTTCAGTTGGATATGGTAAAACATATCTTCTACCAATTGCTCCAGGAACAATTGTAGTATATGCGTATCCAGTACCAGGAGAGCATTCTGACAACTCATAATAAGTAGTCAATGTCTCACATCCTGTTTCACCTGTAGGAGTAATTGCTAACAATGTTCCACCAGGGTTGTATTCTATCTCGCCTGTAATAACATATGTATTTCCTCCTGACGTAACTCTGTCATCTATAGCAAATGTTCCTGGAGCATAACTTTGTGAGTTAGCAGTAGAACTGTCAAAACAATTAAACAACTGATACCAGAAAGCAGCAGGAGTAGGACATCCTTGTAATCCTGTTGAATTAATTTCAATTAGAGACCCAATAGGCTCCTCGTTTAATACATCAACAATGTTAAATGTAGTATCACCATAAGTAACACGATCATTTAATTCAAATGTTCCAACTGTATACTGAGTAGAATAAGAAATGTCAGATGTATCACAATCTAATAATTCATACCAATCATAAGCAATCGATTGGCTTATATTTAAAATAACATCATCAGCACAACTACTAATAGTTATATCTAAATCCCTTGCCTCTACTGAATTTGAAGTAACAGTTACACTAACCAATTGATTATTAGAGCCAAATCTGTCACTCAAGGTAACCCAAGTATTTGTTGGAACCGTTATCTCCCAATCAGAGTTGGACTCAATATAGAATGTTTTAGTTTGAGCTAGTCCACTAAATGACAAACTAGTAGGAGTAACAGATAATGCACAAGTCTTAACCTTTCTATCATTGTCTACAGATAATACATAGTGCTCAAAGTATGGATCAATCATACCAAGTTTTACAACATTAGTATCTAAATTAGCTTTGAACCAGTTCTTCATACCTTGAGATGAAATCTCAAATAACCCATTTGATTGTAATGCCATTACAGCACCACGTCTTGCATCTGTAAAATACAAGTCATTACCCCACTTAGCAAAACTTTCTGGGTTAAGACTAATGCCGTATTCCCCCTCGTAAGAAATTTGAGTTCCTAAAACTTCAGGAATAGATGCAACAACCCCTCCTCCTGTAGAATCACTTAATAAATTCTTGCCATAAAGAACCTTAGATATCTTATTCTCTTGTAATACTATTAAATCTGTATCACGAGAAAATAATTTTTGAATAGAACCAAAGAATCTATCTAAATATTTAAAGTTACCAAGCGATAAATTAAACTCATTTAATCTATTAATTGCAGATGTTTCAGTATAGATACCACTATATGTAAGAGCTTGAACTAGGGTTTGTTGCTCATAACCCTCAATAGTAGAGTTAGCACGTGGACTAAACTGCATTGTTGCAGCATTCCACGCATCTCTAATTCTAAAACTTTCAACACCATTACCAAAAGTAAATGCATTAAAGTCTGAGTTGAAGTCAAGCGTATTTAAATCTACTATCGCCGGAGCACCCAATGCAACATTCTGATTGTCAACATTTCCATAGTGATTGCCATCGATAATAGGATACGTTTGTGAAAGCTCATAATATATATCTTGGTTGGTGTCTACTGGAACGGTCTCAAACAAAGATGGATAATCAGATTGCTGCAAATTAAAATTAGTGTCTACATTAGCTCCACTTGTTGTAGATTGATATGTATAGAAATACATATACACAGGATAAGCTAATGAAGCAGTACTTATAGATCCACCTTGAGATATTCTAGATGGATTTATAGCAGATGCTACACCTCTTCTAAAGACAATATTTCTTGCACCTAAATTTTTAGATTGGCCATCATATTGAATCCACTTCTTATATACATAATCTTCAACAAACCACTCCTCTATGTTAACATAGTCTTTTGTTGAGATAAATGTTTGAGTAATCCACTGGTCGGCATTATCAGTCTCCTTATATTTAAAGGTAACTATAGCACCTGCTTTAATTGGTCTGTCCTCATCATTTGATGGGCTTATTGACCAATCCGTAAACGTGAAAAATGCAGTAGGGTAAAGCAATGTGCTTTCGTTGGTAGAACCCCCGAAAATACTATAACCTCCTGTACTAACACAGTTTACAACCCAATAATCATCTATTGTATGACCTGTTGCTGAAGCAAAATTAATAGAACAACTAAGGCCCGAGTATGTTAAAACTTGATCTACACCAGCTGTAATAGCTACATTTGATGCAACTAGATTTTTATACGTTCCTTTATACGTAGCGTAATATTTGAATGTGCTTGCACCATCTATCTGAACATAGAATCTAATATCATCTACACCACTATATGCATTTGATGCACCAGTGGTCATATCATTTAAACCTATACCATAAAATATTGCATTCTCAGCAACACTAAATCTATCAAAAACAGGTGTGTCTGTAGATGAGCTATCACTTACTTGGGCATCTGAATAAGATGTAATAGGTGGTAATACAGCGTCATCAATCTTTATTTTAAAATATACACCTGCCGGTTGATTTACATTAGCTGTATTTAAAAAGTTTGCATTTTTAGATTGAATATCTAATACTTTGTATTGTACATTCGTATTATTTGATAAACCTTTTAAAAACAAATAAGAACCTACAGATATTTTGTCTTGATCTGCTTGGTTAATTAAGAACCATTTAAACTGACCATCTTCAAAATAAGTCAATGGAAATAAATTGTAGTACTCTTGCTTATCTTGCTTAATTACAAAACGATAATGAGTAGCAAAAGCAGGAGGTTGGTATGTTCCATCAATAGTAATTCGAATATTATTTGCCTTAATAGCACTCGATGCTGGTATAAATACTGTATTAGTATTTTCTGTAGGTGTAATTACAGTAGTTGTTCTGCCGTAATCATCTAAGTATACAATACCAATTTCGTAATCTCTATTACTCTTGAATGTAGGAGTAGGTGTTCCTGCTACGACTGAATTAGGTATAAATGATACAGAGAAAGCTGGATTTATTGGCTCTTTATTCTCTTTTATTAAATCAAAGAATTGAGTGTAATTACCGTATACTAATCTACTTCCAATTAATTCTTGAGATTTGGCTCTAATTGGTACATTATCAAATAATCTATTTACCTGTTCAATAGGCAGCAAAGTAAATACTTTATTGTTCTTGAATTGGTATGAATACTCTGTATTGTCACTGTAATCGTTTAGTGATTTAACTAAGTTATCAATTACATATGTATTAGTACTTTGAGTATCTCTGAAAACTAACTGAACTTCTTTTACGTTAGCGGGGCCAGAATTAAATGTTATATCGGCAGTGTTAAAATTGTTAACCATCGACACATTCTCTGACACACCATAATCATAAGCGTATTGCTTAGGGAAAAAAGCGACAGGAGTAAATGGAGATAATGCACTGTACTCATTATCTAAGTATTTATATCTATAAGAAAAGTAAAGAAACTTATTCTCTAAGTTGTTAGCTTCTCCTTGTGTATATAAATTAATTGTTGGTGCCGCTAATGGCGGTGCTAAAATTACATTAATATCAGCTTCAGTAAAACCATCTACTGCATAATTCTTTGCACGATCAATATTTATCCTGCGTGGAGGATTTAGATTGTCAGTCCAAAAAAGTAGCCCGTTGATATAATTGATGCCTGTAACAAAGAACTCCTTGTTAAAGCCAAGCAATGAAGTCGTAGTAGGTGTTTTGGTGGCCTGAAGAATAGGCGTTGTTAAATCTAGTGTTTCATTGTATTCGTAGATAGCATCTAAATAATCAGATGCAACTAACCAATAAATACTATTGTTGGTCTCATAAGCAAGTGAACCAATACACGTTGCATTAGTTAACTCGTAATCAGTTCCCTTTAAAACATTGCCTAAGTAGTTTTGAGCTACGCCATTGTGACTCCCCTCTTCTGAAACAAATGTTCCGTCAGAATCAGCCACAATAATATTGAGTGCATCTCTATATGTACCATCAGGCAAAAAGTGGGGGTCAAGGTCCTTGTTCATTACCCCCGAAAGAAAATTTCTTTGAAGTTCTATCATTTACTTAATCCACTTAGATTGACCTCTCATATTCATTAATAGGCGGCCTGGGTGTAAATTACTCAATCTAATCTTTGCGTTTCTCCAATTGGAAACTTTCTCTTTGCGAGCTCTTGAAATAATATATTCAGGCTGATTTGCCTTAGTATTCAAGATAGCCCACTTAATATATGAGTAGATATATTCTTCAGCTAACTTATTAATAACAATCTGATTGTCATCACCTGGATACAAACCATCTGAAATGTATTCTAATACCACAGATTGATTAAATACTCCTGAGCTAAAGTTAATTACGCCTGCTGCTTTATCTACTCTAAATGTTGGGTTAACATTAGCTACTTCTGTGTTTAATCCATAAGCAGCACCAAATCCCCAAGTAAAATACCATAATCCATCTACATACCAACCCCATTGATTATTGAATGGGCATAACATATAGTTCTCTCCATCAATACGAGATAAGTCTAACTTAGATGTTCCCTGTAACGCATTACCCTGGTCATCAAATAAAATTTGATATTCATCATCCTGCAAGAATTCAATAGATGAATTAGCCTGAGGATTCTCGGACATTGGATATAAGTTACCTCCCCAGAATAAAGAAACACGAACGTAGTTCACATAATCGGGAGGCAATACAAATTGTAAATTGTGCCCAACTTCCAACTGTAATGCATTAGTTTGACGATTACCGTCATAGTTTAATTCCTGTACCGCTCTTTTAGCGTGGAACAAAACTTTATATCTGTTGATATTATTCAACAAATCCCCATCATCTGTATACATTAAGATGAAGTTATTCACAACATCACCTAATGTTACGTTCTGATACGTGCCCCAATTGGCATCGGTAGGGGTGACCCCATCATTGGTATAATATTTCTCCTGATTCATTATTGTTGTTTTTGATCAGTGTACGCTTCTTCTGCACGAGCTGCTGATGTAACATCCATCTCTCTAATACTAACTCCTGCATATTCGCAAATCTTAACTACTAATTTAGGAAAATCAGATATAGCTAACTCAAAATCTTGGTAGTCATTTGCTGATTGATTAAACAAAGGACTTCCGTTTACTACTGTATATGTCCACTTTGGATCCGCTGGATAACGAACATAATAGATGTTAATATTATCTGTAATAGTAGTAGGATACACAGCAACCTGATTACCCTGCATTACGTATGTAGGATATGTTTCTGTAGGTGCTGTTAGATTGGAATTAAGCAAATAATATAATTTACCTTGGTCCACGTGAGTAACCTCTTTACCATTGTAGTATAGTACATTTAATAAGAAAAAGTTTTCAGGTAAGTCAAATTTATCATCTGTATTGTTATACACCAAGTCTGTATTTCTAGAAAAGAAATCAATTGTTTGGTCTATTTGCTTAGTGATATCGGAATACCCACTGGTTTCCATACCCTTCATATCTTTTATCTTAGCCTGTTGAAAGTCAAAGAAGTATTGTTGGAACAATTCTAACTGAGCTTGTTTTGCAAAGCTGTTGAATTCTTCTGGTGTAATAAACCCATTATTATCCTTATTGATAATATTTAGGACAGTATTTCGTACGGAATTTATCATAATGACAAAGATAATAAAAAAAGGGCACTCAGTGTGCCCTCTTAATTTAGCGATATTTTTTAGATAGTAACTCGTAAGTATCTAAACCATCATTGCTTTGGAGCCACGACACGAGTAGTTTGGTAGGATCTTCTCCAAATGGAACACCCATTAACTTATTCTTATTGTCAGGCAGGTTAAAGAAGATGTCACGTTTCTTATTCTTCAATACAAACGTACCATCTTGCAATGCCTTGGCTGCGATATCATTCAACTTAAGCTCAGGGTCATTTAACATATTCATAAATTCATAAGGATGGTTACGTGCATATAAAATTAAGTCACGTCTCAATTCCTCTGTAGTTAAACGATCAACACGAGCACCTAATAATACACGTCCTAATGCGTCAGCTGTATTGATATCTAAATCACGTGCAGCAAGTTGTGCATCCAATTGAGAGTACATAACCTCAATCTGATTGTTTGCGTCTCTTTGAGTATCAACCTCTTCAAATAACACACCATTGTCTGGGTGAAATTCTAAGAACTGTTGTAATACTTGGTTATATTTATTAACAGCTAATAAACCATCTTCAAAAATGATTGGTTCTAAAATGAAGTTACCATCTTGCTCATCTTCAAATGGAGACTTTTGGTTAACTGCATAGCGTAAAGCTCTGTTAAGACCTTTTGAACTATCAAAATAAAGTAATGATTTGTTTCTAGTGTTTCTACTAGCAAGCATAAAGCTAATAGGAAATGATTTTCTTTTAAGGACATAGACTTTGTCCTTTAATTCTTTCTGAGTTGACATTATATTTGATTTTAAAATTTAAACAAAATTAAATAAGGGGAGACCGAAGCCTCCCCCTAAGTTTACTAGTTCTCGAACAAGAAGAAGTTGTTCGCACCAAGTGTACATAAAGCACGCTCAGATAAGAAGTTAACTTCCATTGCATCTAATGAACTTGTTTGAGCACCACCAGCAGAACCAGTGATCCAAGTTTTGTAACGACGATCTTCAGTTTCAGAAGCACGGTAACGAACGTGTAAGAACGGACGCTTTGCATTCTTTCCTAAGATTTGATCGTATACGTTAGTAGAACCTGCAGGTACTAAGATACCGTTGATAGCTCCACCTACGATTCCACCACGAGTAGTTGCATCGTTTAAGTATTTCCAGTCAGTCTTGTAGAAATCGTATCCACGCTTAAAGCCTGTGAAACCTAAGTTTAACGCCATTTGCTCGCTGTTGTCGAATAAACCGTAAGAAGTACCACCTGAACCATAAGAGTTTTGTGATGCCAACATATCGTCGATATCAAAACCAAATTTACGGTTTAAGAAGATAACGTTCTCTTGGATTGCTCCTTGCTTGTCAAGACGTTGGATGATAGAATCGAAGTCAGACAAAGTAGTTGGGTTACCACCTGCCCAAACGTTTCCACGCTCTGCAACTGCATTGAATAAACCTTGAGTACCAGCAGCACCAGGTTGTACTTGAGAAGCAGCAACAGTTAAGTAAGTAGCAGCAGCTGAACCAGCTTCTGCAGGAACACCTTCAACCATTGACATTTCTAAGTAATCTTCGAAACGTAAACGAGTCTCGTGCTCAGATTTGATGTACCATAAGTAACCAGTAGCACCATTCTCAGAAGTTACTTCAACCCATCCGATTTGAGCCATATCAGAACCAGAAACAGTGTACTTGTCTTTGATGATGATTGGTTTGTTTTCAAAGAAGATATCTTGAGACTCTAAAGAACCGTCCATTCCTAATGAACCTTTAGTGAATTCAGAACCGTAAACGAATGCAGTAGAAGCAGTATCTACAGCGATTGATTGTCCTGAAGCAGCATAGTAAGCTACTGTGAAAGTGTTAGCAGTTGTATCTACTGCAGTGATAACCGCTTTATCAGAAGCAGAACCAGCGTTTGCAGATAAGAATACAGTTTGGTTAACACGGAAGTTAACAGTTACATCTGCATCTTCAACAGTCCACACAGCTGTATCTTGTCCTGCAGCAGCAGCTGAAGTACAGTTTACATACTTAGTGTGTAAACGACCTTGCTCTGCCCATTTGATTAAGTCAGAGTTAGAAGGTAATTCTGCACCTACCATACGTAAGAAAGATGCAA